TGCAAGGGGCTGTGGCGCAGCTGGTAGCGCACCACACTGGCAGTGTGGGGGTCAGGGGTTCGAATCCCCTCAGCTCCACCCATTTCAAAGGGCTAGAGCCCTCCGTAAGATCACATTTGACCGCCTGGTTGCCGGGCTGGTTGCCAGCGGTGGCCAGCGCACGCACTCGGCGGGGGCAGACATGACCGAGGTCAAGAAGCTCTCGACCTACGCGCCAGGCGAGCCAGTCACCGGGTCTGTCTTCCACTACACGTCGGCCGAGGGCCTAATCGGCATCGTCAGTTCCCGCACGATCCGGGCCTCGGAGGCTTCGAGCCTCAACGACAAGGCGGAGGTTCAGCAGGGGTGGGACGCCATCGCTCGCGTCCTTGCCTCGATGCCCTCGGACAAGGGCGCACGGGACCTTCTGATGGGTCACGCCGAGCACCCCTGGAGCAAACCGCATGAGGTTTTCGTCCTCAGTGCGTCAACGGCTGGAGATGACGCCAATCAGTGGCGCCTGTACGCAGACGGTGGCCGGGGCTACGTGCTCGAACTGGACGGGCAGGCCGGCCTAGCCGCCATCTCGGACGTCCCAGCTCCAGAGCCGTCGACGGATGAGTCGAAGACCCTCAACCTCGGCCGACTCTTCCAAGACAGTGCCTTGGTCACTCCTTGGCTGCATGTGATCTACGACGACGATGGGGTTCGCGCTGCGCTGATGGAACTGATCAGCGTGGTAGACGCCGAGATGAGAGAAGTCCAGAACGCTTCCAGCCAGGAGCTCCACGACGAGGGCTACAGCTTGGTGCGGGACGAGTCGTACGGCGCTCTCGCGTCGCTAGCCAATTTGATCAAGACGCCGGGATTCAGGGGCGAGAACGAGGTTCGCGTCGTTGCGACCTTCTTCTTCAACCGGGACAAGGTCTGCTACCGAGCAGGTGCACAAGGAATCGTCGGTTTCGCGACCCTGACCGAGGCTCCCGAGGGCGCCAAGGCGAGGCTTTTGCGACCCAAGGGCAAGGAACCGGTGCCGACGAAGCTGCCGCTGAAGTCAGTCCGCACAGGGCCGCTGTTGCTTTCCAGCGAACATCCGAACACCGTCCGTGAGTTCCTCGACAAGCACGCTTTCGATCAGGTTGAAGTAACGCGCTCGGACATCCCGCTTCGCTAGCGCTACTTCGACGGCTCGATCTCCACCTGATCGAGCACCACCGGTGGCGGAAGGGTGCCGAGGAGCACCGCGCCCATGCGGTCCGCCGCCTCCCGGGCCAGGGCGGGCATGACATGGCTGTAGATGTCCATGGTTGTCCGCATCTGGGAGTGCCCGAGCAGCTCCATCACCACTCGGGGATGCACGCCTTCGGAGAGCAGCAGCGTCGCAGCGGTGTGGCGACCGTCGTGGAGCCGGACGTGGCGCACGCCGGCCCGCTTGAGCAGCGCTGACCACTCGTCGTAGTCCGACTTCTTGTCGATCGGCCGCCCGTTGGGCTGGGCGAAGACCAGGTCCTCGTCGTGCCACTCCGAGCCCGCCAGCGTCCGCTCGCCGGTCTGCGCCGCCTTGTGACGATGCAGCGCGACGATCAACGGCGCCGGGAGAGCCAGCATCCGCTCGCTCCTCTTGGTCTTGGGCGGCTCGTAGACCAGGCCCTTACCCTTCACCCGGTGCAGGGTGCGCCGGACGCTCAGGGTGCCGTTGAGCAGATCGATATCCCGCCATTGAAGAGCGAGAGCCTCAGATTGTCGGAGTCCGAGCGCTAGGGCGACGGTCCAACGGGCGGAGTTGCGCACGGTGCTGGCCGCCATCAATACGGCCTGGGCCTCGTGTAGATCGAGCGCCTGGGCCACGTCGCTCGCTCGCTGAGCTGGCGGGTCGACCAGGGTCGCCACGTTGCGGTGGATGCGGCCACGCTGGACGGCCACCTTCAATGCCCGAGACAGCATCCGGTGGACCCGGAGGACGGTGGCCGGCGACAAGCCCTTGTCCTCGATGAGCTCGGTGTAGAAGCGCTCGAGGTGCTCCGGTGAGAGCCGATCGAGCCGCTGGCCGCCGATCCCAGGACGCAGGTGCATCCGGATCATGGACTCGTAGCTCTCGAGCGTCCGAGGACGAACCCGCCGCACTGCGATGTTGTTGAGCCAGTGGTCGAGCCAAGCGGCGACCGTGTCGGCGTTGACCGGTGCCACTCCTGTCGTCTCTCGCTTGACCTCGAGGTCCCGAATCTTGGCCACGACCTCGGCCCTGGTGTGGCCGCTTCGGTGCCGGCGGTCCCTTTGGCCGTTGGGCTTGAGCCCTACCGTGATCCAGCCGTGCCAGCGTCCGTGGGCGTCCTTGTAGACGCTCCACTCGCCGGGGCTCCCCTTGCCCGCCATCGGTGACTCAGTTCGAGGCTTCGGTGGCGTCGAGGCGGGCGACGTAACGCTTGAGCTCGGCCTTCGTGAGTCGGGTGCTCCGGCCGATCTTCACTGCTCGCAGCTCACCGGACTTCAGGAGGGCATAGAGCGTCGTTCGGCTGATCCGTAGCGCCTTGGCTGCCTCGACAGGAGTGAACATGAGCTGTTCGTCCGTCCAGGGCCGTCCCGATGCGTCCTTGTCGCTCACTGCTCGCCCGCCTCTCTCCGGATTCCAAGTGTCGCGCCGCGAACGCGCGTTCATGAGGTCGATTTCGGTTCCTGGCAGGGCCTGTCAGCGCCAGTTGGCCATCAGGACAACCACGATGACGAGGACGAGGAACACCCCGATCGGGCCCAGGAACACGGCGGCCAGCAGGAGTGCAGGAACGAGGATCATGCCGTCTCACCCCAACCCTCGGCGTGGCTCTCGATCCAGGCGATGGCGTCGGCGTGACGGACGAGTGCCCGCTTACCCACCCGGTACGACGCCGGCCCCTTCCCGAACTTGCGCCAGGCGTAGACGGTGTTGAGGGGCACCCGGCACAGCTGTGCGAGCTCCTCGAGAGTGATGAAACGGTCGTCTGGGTCGGGTGTACCGACCATCGTTGTTGTCATGCCCTTGCCCCTTCGGTCAGTTGCCAGCGTTGCTGGTGTCGTCTGCCGAAGCTTTCAGTCCCGATCGGTGCATGGTTCAGAACTTTTTGGACCTACGGCTGGAGGTCATATCGGGCGCCGGCACGCGTACGGTCACAAGATCGGCCGCACCACCACGGCTTGCGGCGAGCGACGCATCGGAGGAGCGAACGTGCCATGGGGTTTCGAGGACTTCGACGACGACTCGCTGAGCCCGGAAACGTGGCAGTGGTGGCGCTCGCTGTTCCGACGGTCCGGCAGCCTCGATGACGTTTTGATCAACATCGCTCGCCCAAAGAACAAGCGCGAGTTCGAGCGGCGCCAAGACGACGTGCGGCCCCTGGTGGAAGCCGGGCTACTCATGCTGATGCTTGATTCAGTGACCCGTGACCTCACCGGCACTGAAGCGAACCGCCGACGCAAGACGTTTCGTGACGATCTGCTGAACGTCAGAGAGGGCAACCTGGTCACCTTCGTCCAGCTGCTCCAGGCCAAGGGAGTGGATGGCCCGCTGGTCTTCAACGGGCTGAGGCAGAACGATTTTCGGGCCAAGTACGGCTGGGAAGACCATAACGAGCTCCACGAAGACCTGATTCGGTACCTGTTCCAGCGCGACCTCATCGATGACGAGATCGAGACGCTGTGGCGGGGACAGTTTGTTCAGCGCAAGGCAACCGACTTCGCATCGACGTTGATGTGGGCGGCCGAGACTTTCGTGCTCTACGCCCTCGGGAGCCCACTCCGCAGGCTTCGGACGATGGTCAGGGCATCCGCGCCTCGCACGCCTTTGGTGACGAGGTGTGCGAGCTCGATGCAGGCCATCGAAACACGGGCCTGGTCAGATGCGCTGCTAGGGCTGACTGAGGCCTTCGGAGTGCAATCGCTGCTCGGCATGGACAGCCTGACGCTGGCCATGTTCATTTGGGTGTACCTCGATGGAGTCGTCTCTTCGCTGACGACGTCGACGCCAGCCACTTTCGACGAAGACATGAAGCTCTACCTCGGCGGCTTCGGGGTCTTCTTCGGTACGACCTTCGAGCCAGTCGATGAGCCCTCGGATCGGACGTAGCGGATCGGAAATGTCTGGGCCTCGTTGGCTACCGCAGAGTCGCAACGAGCAATTGCGGACTACTGATCCGACATCTCGAGCCAGGCCAGATGACAACCGTGGCAGCGCACTGTCACCGGCACTTTGTTGAAATCATGGACGCCGGCCGTCAGCCGGTAGTCCACGAGGTAGCGGCCGACGAGCCCACAAGCCGCCTTCCTTGAACCATGATTCTGCATCTCGGTTACGGCGTGCACCCCCTGCGTCGACGATGCTCGGGATTTCCCGCCCCACACGCCTGGAGCGGCAAAGCTCGAGCGAGCGTCGCCCGTTGCTACGTGAACCACTAGAGCACCCCTTTGGCGGATAGCAGGGACTTGATGGGGGTCGAACGCAGCTCCTTTCGGGCCGCTTCACGAATTGCATCAACGCCGACTAGATCGACCAGGTCCATCAGGTGCCGGTCGGCCTCGTCTTCGATGGCGTCGTGCTCGTTTTCGGCGTCACGGAAGCCCTCGTCATAGGCCACACTTCGCGCCTCTTCGAGGTCGTCCTCATGTTCGCTGTTCGTCCACCAGGAATCCCCGTTTTGATCTTTTGAAGTCTCAGAGTCCACAACGAAGACCTTCCGGCCATCGAGGTAGTAGTTGCCGGCCGAGTTGACCGAGATGATGATTTCGGCGTCGCTCATCGCCCAGACCTCCGTCGACCCTTCTTACGGGGTACTCGTGGGGACAAGCTGCGGAAGGGACGGAAGTGCGGAAGCATGGCCGTCAGCCATAGCGTGCCGCCGGCACCAAGGATCAGTCCGATGGCTAAACCACGCCCGAAGGCGTCGTGAGGTAGGTGAGCGGTCATGACGCCGGCTCGGTCAGATAAGTCATTTCCCACGTGGGGTGACAACGCACCGGGTACTTCATGCCATCGAACCTGACTCGCACATACTGGCCGTCAAAGCTCGTGATCACGCCGGGGTTGCCATCACAGATGATCCGCATGCCACGCTTTGCGGGCACGCCGTACATCTTGCGAACGTAGGCCGCGCTCATGGCTCCTCGCTCTTTGGCTTGGAGTCAGGGAGGAACCCGGCAGCAACTAGAGCATCTCGAATGTCCAATGCCGTGTCGCGGCGAAGCTCATTGTCACCGATGGTGGTTGACTCGATCGCTCCCTCAATGACGGCCTCGGGCGTCTTCGGGCGTTGGGCGTCAAGCTTGGCTTTGACGGCTTCAACCATTTCTACGTGATGCTCCGAGGTGAGCTTTGCACCGGCGCCGCACTCGCTAAGCGTTCGCACGTACCAGGTACATGCAACGACGATGGCCTCGTCTAGCGGGTCACGGAAGTCTTCGACGGTCCGCACCACCTCGTCTTCGACCCAGCCGATACGTTCAACGCAGAAGTGGTGGCCGCTGGTGTCTGTCTCGTCGTAGTTGAGAAGTTCGCACCTGACCCAGACGTGTTCTGGCCGGCTCATGACTCCAACTCCGCCGCTTCGAGCAGTGCTTGTCGCGCTCTAAAAAATTGAGCTCGGTGATAGCGGTAGTCGTGCACTATTTCATCGGGGACTTCGTATATGGCACCAAAGCGATCGTCGATGGGCAGCAGCACCCAATCGGGCCAAAGTTCCTCTGCATCAATACGAACTCGGCTCATTGGACCCACTCCCGATTCGGTCGCTCTACCCAGCCAATGCCGTCTACGTGGTGACGTTCTGGAGTGATGAGGGTGGAGTCCATTGCTTCAAATGGATCATCGTGGGCTAGGTCGTGCATAAGTTCGGCGTATGCGTCGGGGGTCATGCCTTCACCGCCAGTAGAGCAATGACACCGAACACGCACACAGCCACGGAACAGACAACCAGGGCAACGAATGTGGCGGTCTTAAAAGTGCGGTTACCTGTGTGCAAATTCAGGAAGTAGAGCATCGCCACAAGCGCCGCGACTATGGCCATGCGGATCAGCGCAACTTCGGTGTCGGGGGTCATTGCGTCACCGCCGCTTGTCCTACCAAGCCCACAACCATGAGCTGAGTAGTGAAGCTCGGGGGTTTGACGTGACAGATAGCGGAAATAGCCCGCCATCCTCGGTCGTCTAAGAGGCTAATGGTGTCGGTGTCCACTCCCATGCTGATGAAGTGGTCGGCCAGCTTGCGGGCTTTGGCTAGGCGGGCCTCGTGTATGTAGTCAGGGCGCACTCGTGGTTCCATTGTCCAGCCCCCCTAGTACTCGCTAGGAAGGAGGACGGTAGTGGCGGAACGGTCGGCCTCAGTGATGACCCAGACCTTCTCGCCCTTGAGCGTGTAACTCGACAGGATTCGAAGCCGACGGTCCACGGAGTAGTTGTTTTCCGCTGCGTCGTCCTCGCATACGTTGCCCCAGTCGCCTGACTGGTGGCGCTGCAAAAGGCCCGGAACCATCAAACCCAGCGGATCGAGGCGACCGACTCCGGGGGTTATGGCAATTGCGCCAAGTTCAAATTTGCGGATAGTGCTTGCGGTGGTCATTGCTGACTCTCTTTCTGTTATCGCTGCCAACAAATTAGCCGCTGGAAATAGCGAATGCCACAGAAAATGCCCGATTTCTCGAACTTTCTCCGTGGCATCGCCGGCACTATTAGCGATAACAGCGCATGTGCATTTATAGCAGGGTCAGGTCGTGAGATGTATCGACGCTTGCCCTCTCCTCGCCGATTGGCAAGCCGCTCCTACAACGCTTGCTTCCCTCACCCACGACGCCGAAACGGCAGGTGACCTAGTGGACCGATCGCATCGAAGCAATACGGCGGTCTGGTTACCCCGTCGCGGCCCATATGCCCGTCTTTCCGGGCCGTCACGGTTCTGCCGCACCGAGCGGGCTATAGCTTTCACTGGCGATCAGGGCTAGTCGAGCAGAAGACCATTGACCTGAGCAGCAACAGCCAGCTTGTTAACGCTGCTCATTGTGCGCAGTGCGGCTACGAACCACAGAGAAGCGCCGGGCGCCCGGCCTTCCTGCGCTACACCCCGAAAGGTGTAATGATGTTGATCAGCCATGAACAACGAGACTAAGCCTATCAGCCCCGCCGTCGATTAGCGCAACCTCTTTGGTAGCCATTCAGCGGGAGTACGAACCAGTGAGAAGTAGCTGGTCTTCTGCTCGAAAGCCCTAAACAGGCAGGGAGAAAGAGAACTCGGGATTGACGCCTGAGGAACCGCCCGCCAATACGGATGGACTCAGAGGAAAATACGGGGGTATCCGAAGGTCGCGTCTAGCTCTAGGTATTCGGCATCGGTGCACGGATAGACAACCGTAAGTGACAAGCCGACTCGATCCGGCAGTCTTACCGCCCTAGCGGGCGGCGCTAGCAGGAAGAAGCCGAACCTCCGCAAGCCGAACCCGGACTCGAACGAGGGCCGACAACTTCGAGGCCCTACCAGCTCACCACCTTGGACCCGGCTGCTGACCGAGGGTTGGAGGCGAACGCCCAGAGTGGTGGGGCGACTGACGGTGATGGTCAATAGCCATGGCCCCGGCCGTGCCCGTGACTGAGGTCTTCGATGAGCTCGTTCACGTTCATAGTCGTCTTGTTGGGGAACTCGTCGAGAATCCGTTGAGGCACATCGGTGAAGTGGTTGCCCGTGATCACAACGTTGCCGTGCAGTCCGATGTTGGGTGGCCGCCCGTTCTTGGCTTCGAACTGTCTGCCGGCTGCGGTGTACTGGGCACTGAAGCCACTGGCTCCCAGGTTGCGAGGGAGTCCCTGCTCGATGCCGTTGGCGTTCATCCATGTCTCGGCGTCGTAGTCGTAGACGGCCCGTTCCGGTTGACCTTGGACAAGCTGATTGAGCTGGTCGACGTTGTAGATGCGGACCTGGGCTGGTCTCTTGCTGAAGTCGTGAGGGATGAAGAGCGCATCGAAGGTCATGCGATCTCACCCCAGTCGTCCATCACCGACAGGAGCCATCTGTCGACGAGGCGCTTGGAGTACCGCAGGGTGTGCGGCAGCTTGAACGCCGGCGGCCCGTAGCCGTTCACCCGCCACTTGTAGAGCGTGGCCTTGGCGACGCTGAGGTACTGCGACACCTCGTCGATCGTCATGATCTGGTCCGGCCCATCAGGGTCAGGCGTGGAGGTCGGCCCGGGGAACTTGATGTCAGTAGCCATAGCCGTGCTCCATCCGGTGGCCCTGCTGTTGCTCGAAAGACGTGCGCTCTGCCTCGGTGATCTCGGACGACCACCCGAAGATCGTGTAGTTCTTGTCGCCCATGAGCTGGCGCAGTTCGGGATCGAGGTTGACGATCTCGGGCGCTTCGCCGGCCTCGTTGACGCTGAAATGGGTGACGGCGTGGGCGGCCCGGTCATCGGGCGGCGAGATGCCGATCTGGTTGCCGTTGACCTCTCGCACCGTGGCCTTCTGCGCTCGCAAGCCCACCTCGTTGAGGCTGAGGTAGGCCACCTCATCTCCGACTGCGTACGGGGCCGTCATCGCAGATCACCCTGGGCGCGCACGTCGGCCATGTCCCAAATCCGTAGGCGGGGGTCGTCCTTGATCACCACGGTGTGGGCGACCGAGTCCGCATACGTCTGGGCACGGGGGCTGAAGACCGGGCGGATGAACCCGTACAGGAACGGCATGACGTCGAGGACGTGAGCAACGAGCCGACCGAAGCAGAGGCCTGGTGTCACATGGACGTAGTAGCTGTAGTCGTTGTAGCTGTCGACGATGCGGCACAACCGCAGGCCGAGCAGGCGCTTGCCGAGGCTCTGGCCGGTGCGGCCCTGCATCCAGACGCTGTTGAACACGATGAACGCCAAGAGCAGCGTCGATCCGAACGACCCGAACAACTCGCTGAAGACGATGTTGGGAGCGATGAAGTCGATCGCGCCGCCCACCCATCGTGCGGACAGGCCGGCGAATCGGACTCGGACGGTCTCTTGCTCCTCCTTGATCTGAGGGCGCCAGGTGGCGTCGGGGTAGGGGTCGTACCACGGTGTGTCAGTCATCGAGCTCTCCTGTCTGGTGGAGGTACTGGAGCTTGCGGAAGTGCTCGTCGAGGCCGAGCTCGGCGAGATTCGAGTAGTTGCCGTCCTTGGCCAGCGGCGGCAGCGGAAGATCAGAACCGGCGTTGATGGCGTGCGTGCACGAGTTGACGAGCACAGCGGCCCACTCGTGTTCGAAGTAGCGGGCGCCGTGCACCCAGTTCCAGTGGTTGTTCGGGTGGAACATCATCGGAATCTGCGGGTTGGGGTGGCCCATCCCGATCTGGTCCGGCGTCATCAGGGGCAAGACCTGCTCGCTCACCGATGGCGACCACTCGATCCGGCCCCGGTGGTCCCGATGCTCGGACGAGGCGTGCAGCTGAATCTTCTGGCGAGCGGTGAGGTCGGAGAGGTCCTGGAGCGCTTGGGCGTTGGTCATGCCCCGGTAGTTGACGAAGGTGCCGAACTTGGCCATCACGTCGCCGACACGGCGCAACTTGTAGACCTGTTCGAGCTGGTCGGTGTCCTGAGCCCCACCATCGACGCAGATGCCACGAGCTCGGAAGTCAGCCAGCCAGTCAGGCAGTCCGGGCAGCGGTGCCCGGAACAGCTCGTCGAGGTTGAGATAGAGCGGCATCGGTTCGGGACGCCCCGCCCGGTACTCGTCCTCGGCGTAGTCCTTCATGGCGTCGATGACCTGGTTGACGAACTCGAGGTACATCGCTTGAGCCGGGTCTTCCGCTCCACTGTCGGCGATGAAGACGGAGTCGTAGCTGCCTCCCATGAGCTCGCCACGAAACATCAACTGCGTCTCGCCCTTAGGTCGGCCACGAACGAACCGAGCGACATGGAAGGGGTTGGCGCTAGCGCCCTCCTCCATCCGGATGCCGTCTGCGGTCAACCACCAAGACAGCGCCAGAGCGCAGTGGGCGTAGGTTCCGGCCTTCTGGCCCGAGTAGCTGTTGACGAAGCCCAGCAGCCAGTCGCCGAGCGCCCCGTGGCCCGCGCGAGGCGAACTACGAAGCTGATTGGCGATCGTGGTCATCACGGCGTCGTCTTGACGGGCTACTGCCCGAGCGAAGTACTCGATCGGCCTAGGCATTGGCACACCACGTCCGCCCGATGGCCAGCAGCATCGAAGAGTTCTCGGCCCAGAACGGCTGCTCGCCCGTCTCGCCGTTGCGGGCGGCGGCGGAGAGGTTGGGGTAACGGACGAGGCGGTCCGAGGAGCGCTTGGTGAACTCCCAGTCGTCTTTGCAGCCAGCCAGGATCGAGAAGTAGGCCGCCTTGGCTCCCGGCAGTCCGTGGCGAGCGCTTAGCGACCACACCTCGCCCATCCGCCCTCGAGCCATGGCCGTCGCCATGAAGGAATCCGACCGGGTGCTCCAGTTGATCTCCGGCCCTGGAGATAGGAGGCCGTTGATGACGGTGCCGGCCGAGGTCTTCCCGGTACCCGGACGGCCCATGAACAGCACCGACGAGTCGGGCATGGTGAGGATCGGATAGCGCTGCGCCACGTCGAGGCCGACCACCGGTCGAGTGCGGTTCGCCGGGTGTCGTCGCCAGTCGATCAGGTAGCCGAACGGATCCTCGGAGGCAAAGACGCCGTCCCAGAAGTTGGCACCTCCGAAGCCGGCGTAGAAGCCGCCAGGCGGCTTCCAGCCCGGTGGAGCTGCGTTGGTGAAGGCAGGGCCGGTCGAGCGCCCGGTGCCTTGTCGAAGCCAGTCACGAAGCGAGTTGGATGCCATGACTCCATCGTCGAAACGCCCGCGACCACGGGTGCCAACGATTGGAGGACAACGACAGGTATCAGGCCCCGATCAGCTGGGTGATCTCCGGCTTCTCGGAATGCAGCGCCGGATCAAAGCGGCGCAGCTGGTCGACGAGGGCCCGTTCGTTGGGCCAGTCAAGATAAATCCAAGTCGCCTCGAGCAGGTCCTTGAGGTGGGTGAGCTCGTCGAGTGCGCCGCCGGCGTCGACCTCGGCGCCACGTTCGTCGAGAACCCGGAACCAGAAGCCATACCCGTGATGACCTACTGCCGCCTCGTAGCTGGGGTCACGGCAGAGAACGGGGTACGGGCCCGCAACTTCGCTCATGGCTACTCCTGGGTTCTCACGTCGTAGGTCCATGGTCGCGCCGCAGGGGCACGGGTCGCTACCGGTATCGCTCACAGACTCAGTCCGAAGTCGTGGCCGTCGACGATCTTCAACGACTCGCGCACCTTGGCGAGCTCGGCGTCGAAGTCGAACTCCGGCTCCACCTCTACCTCGTCGGGGAACTGCTTCATGTACTCCGTAGCGGTCTCCTTGGAGACCTCAGAGGCCCACGTTTGGGCCATGAGCCACTCGGGGTGCTCGCCCCATCGCTCCTGGTCGACGAAGACTTCCACCTGATTCACCATGCGACTGAGCTGCGAGTAGGCCGAGTTGCGTGACGTGATCCCCGCTCCGCCCTGCGTCGCCAGGGCCACGTCGACCTGGTTGCCTTGGTAGCGAGCCGTCGACTGGCAGTACTCGAGGCCCAGAGTTACTCGGTGCATCTCGGGCTTCAGGTTGACGACGATGGTGCGACGTTCCGGCCCGTCGAGACGCACTCGGCATCGTCCGGAGGCGTCGACCTTCAATAGCTCGCCGCACTCGCCGTTACGGACTGGGGTCTGAAGTCCGACAAAGACAGGCTCGAGGAAGGTCACACGATCGCCCTTGTTGAGCGTCCAGCGCCGGCCGCTCGAGGACTCGGAGACAACGAACGATGACGAGGTGTCGATCTCTCCGTGCTGAGCCCGGTAGCGCTGGACGGCACGGTTGTAGGCGTCGAGCTCCTCGTTAGTGCCCTGATGGACGATCGCTACTTCGGTCACGGACTTACCCGCATCTCGGTAGAAGGCGTAGCGACCGGCGACGGTCGCCACCATGTCTTGCGGGGTCTCCGATACGAAGATTCGGTTGCGGGCGTGAAGCTCTGAGATTGCGAGCTCACTTCGGCCGGTACGGATCAGTTCGAGCATGTCTCGATCCCGCTTGTCGGGTTGGCGGTAGACCTCAGTCAGTTCGATCGGAGGACGCTTCTTGAGTTCGGTATTCATCCAGCCCGATACGCCGATGGCCGATGTTTGAGACCGGTCACCGACCAAGACGACCTTGGCTTTGCCGCCGGCGATCTGCATGACCTTGGCGGCGTCGAAGGTGTTGGCCATGGCTGCTTCGTCGATGACGATCACTGTTCGAGCAGTTGGCCGCCAGCCGTTCTCCCACTGGCGGTAGAGCGACCGAATCGACCCGCCACGGTCGGCGTGCAGTTCCTTCGCAAGCCGTGAAGCCCGCTGCGCAGCGACGGCCCCGACGGCGAGTTCGTTGTAGTCCGAGGTCTCCCGTAGCGCCTCGGCAGCGACGCTAAGTGCGCGCCCCTTACCGGTACCGGCGGGTCCGAGAACGACAACCAGCTTCTTATGGCTGCAGATCGCCCGGACCATCTGTCGCTGGCCGGCGTCGAGGGCTTGCTTCTGGCGCCCGATGACAGCTCTGACGACCTCACGCCGAAGGGAAGGCCCGAAGCCTGCGGCCAGCTTGTCGAGCGCCTTATCGATTTGTTCTTCGTTGGCCTTGATCGTCTTGGTCGTGTACTTACGGTCTTCGACCTTCTCGGCCGGCTTGGCAACTTCGAGATGGTGCTCGAGGTAGTCGGCGGCGAGCTCACGAAGCCGCTCAGGCGTGAGGCCCAGACCCATCCCGGCCCGCATGGTGGCGGGAAGAACGTCATCGGGGGAGAAGACCGACGAGTCGTTGCAGTAGCGGTTCAGGCCTTCCTCGCCCTCTAGGCGGCGGTGCAGTTCGGCAATGCGGACTTCTTCAGCCTCATAGACCTTGGCCGACCCCCGCTTGGGCATGTCGAGCTTCAGGCCGTCTCGTTCCATGGCGTCGCGCACTAGGCCGTACTGCTCGGCACTGCCACGATCGGCGATCTTGGCTGCTTCGGACTTCGGGCCCTTGGTGGCTTGCATGGCGATGTCGAGCTGGCGCTGGGTCATCGGCCGGTTGTGCTCGTCCTCGTACTCCTTCTGGAGTTGGTGCCGGCGCTGGCTATTGGTGGACAGGTACTCACGGTTCTGGGTTCGGCTGCCCTTGATCTGCCAGGCGATGCGGCCTTTGCGATCGACAGGCAGGTACTCGAGCTCGAACCCCAGAGCTTCCAGCTGGAGAGCAGCCTCGATGTCGGCGACGTCTCGGCGGAAGTCGGCGGTCTTCATCAGCCCGGAGCCGTCGAGGGTGTACCACTTGCCGTTCTTGTAGGCCATCGAAGAGACGAAGGCGTGGATATGGGTGAGCGGATCGGCGGTGTAGCCCCGAGCGATCGACTCCTTGGTCGGGCGCGCTGCGGCCCCGAAGCTGATCCAGTAGATGATGCCGTCGGCCATTTGTCGCTCCGTTGCTGAGCCCTGAGTCTTGGTCTGTCGGTCGGGTAGTTCCGATGGCTTGGCGACTGACACCCGCACGAGGCGGACGTGGTCCTCAACGCCGATCTCCAGGCCTTTGCGTGCGCCGGCCAACAGGGCTCCGCGCACTTCGTCGATGTCTTCGGGATGCGCTACGAGGTACTCGTCGACGTCCTTCGAGAACGTGAAGGTCACGTCGTAACCGGCGGTGTGGACCATCTCGATCCGTTGTTTGCCGGTCTCGGGGTCGATGACGGGGACTCGCTCACGCTTGCCGGTCCCGGGGTTGAAGACCCGGACTTCTCGGCCGTCGTCGTCGACCTGCCACTGCTTCTGAGCGCCCTTCCTGAGGTACTGCACCCCATCCCAGCGGCCGGCGTGAAGGTCGGCGTGCTGAGACTTGGTTATCCCCAGCTCACGGTTGAGGCCGGGGAGAAAGTCGAGGGCCTTACCGCCGACAATGTCGAACACGATGCCGTCTTTCGGGCGATCGTGATAGCGGAGATCGGCATCAGCGCTCTCGATCTCGTCTTCCTTGGCATATCGCACGTAGTCGGCAGCTGAAGTCGTCCACTTGCGCTGACCGGTCCTCACGGACACGTCACGACCCCCTCTGCTGCTATCGGTTCACGCAGCATGGGGACACGGCGCCGGTTTGCGCAAGGGCGGGGGAATTGAGGGACCCAGACATACGCAGCACTTCGTGCTGCTGAGCGGAAAAGCGAAAGCCAATGCAAAAGACCGCCATAGATCGACAACATCTCAATTTGGTTACGGCGGCCGTCTGTCAGGGCTGGGAGCATCGGTCAAGAAACTACAAGAACTTGTCATTTCTGGCCGCGCGGAGCATCTCAGGCCGATAAGACTTGCCGGCCAATGGACCTGGTTTACGACCTACCTCGTGCTTATGCCGCTGCTATCCGCTATCAACTAAGGCGCATCGAGCAGTGCCCCGATGGCCGTGTGGCTGATCAGCTCAGACGGTCGGGAGAGGCCCTCGGGCGTCTTGTGGCGGCTCGCAAGCTCGACAAGCGCTTCGTCGCCGAGGTTCTTCTCGCGGAGGCCAAGGGGCGCCAAGTAGAGCCTCTACTGGCCGAACTCGCCGTCAGCGCCGGACTAGCCGATGGGGCCAGGCAGCCCTCAGGACTCGCGATCGTCCATGACATCTCGCTCTAGACGCGAAGGACCCCGACGAGCCACGGCGGGAGGGCTCAGTCGGGGTCTTCTGTGCGTCCGTGCAGAACGCCTTGTCCGCAGATTAGCGGCTACTTGGCAGCCTTGCGCGTTCTCGGCTTGGTTGTCTGAGGGGCCACTACTGGAGCTGCGGCTGTGGTCTCAGGCTCCACGGTCTTCGCGCGTTTCTTGAACAGGTGGAGCGAGAAGCGAGGGGCGGCTGCTGACTGGGTGTTGTCTGCCGCTGCGATGAGATCAGCACCAACCGATCCGGCTGAGGCGAGAAGTAGGCCGGCGATTACTAGCGACCAGTTGTTCAACCCGGCGATACCGAGGTAGTTGGCGAAGTCGCTGTGAGCGCAGATGAATGTGATGGCGATGCCGCCCGCATAGGCGGCGAGTTGCTTGACGACTGCTGCCCATTGACGGGCGAGTAAGAAGCTAATGAGATCGACGGCTTTCTTGACGCCAGTCGCTCCAAAAGCAATGAGTGCTCCGAAGTCCACGGTGGTTCCTTGCTGCCCGCTATTTGCGGACCCCGACATAGCTTCGCACCGAACTGACTACGGGTGGGTGACAAAGAACAGCACCAGGCCGCCACCTATGGTGAGTAAGGATGCGACGAGCGTGCGGGTAACCCACTTCAGGTTTTCGGTGATCTGCTCGATCCGTCGGAGTAGCTCGTCGTGGACGAGGTCGGCGTTAGCCTTCTGGCCCTCGAGCTTGGTTGCTGCGACCTGCTGGTCGCGTTCGAGCATGTCGACCTGCGTCTCTACTGACCCGACGTCCTGTTGGACCTTGACCATTGACGAAGTGAGGAGTTCGATCGCCTGCTTCTGATTGCGAGAGTCCATGTCGGATCGCTGCTCGAACCACTTCCAGTGGTCGTCCTGCTGCTTCATCAACATCTCAAGTGTCGAGCGCATCTCGTTTCCGACCGCTTCGACCCGATCACCGACGCGGTCGACCTTTGAGTCAACCTGGTCTATGCGTCGTTCTAAATCCACGTTTGGTTGTCTTCGGTCCGGCAGGTTGTCGTCATCGCGCGCGGTCATGGGCTCAAGCTGTCGAGAATGCTTCCCGCCGACACGGGCTTGATCAAGACGACGTCGGCTGACGCTTCGATCTCGTTGGTGAGTGAACTCCCAGTGATCATTACACGACGTACAGATGGACGATTGTCACTGACCCATCGAAGTAGCTCTTTCCCATCGTATTCACCAAGTTGTTGATCGGCGATGACTACGTCGATCAGGTCCCAGGGAGCCACCTTCGCAACGGCCTCGAAGTCTGATGTCCAAACCTGTGCTGTGTGTCCGGCCCCTTGTAGGACGAACTGGAACAGCAGAGCGACACCCTTATCGTCTTCGACAATGAGGATGTTCACCTAGTGGCCTAGCGACTTCCACAGCTCCGCGTTGAAGAGGTAGCCGTTGCCGTTCTGAGCCCACATCTTGTAGCCGGCGTTCGGGTCGTTGGGGTCGGCCTTGGTCAGCATCTCGATGCTGGTGACGCCCTGGCGCTTGTCAGCCGGTAGCTCGCTGAGCGACCCGAAGTAGGGCGTGCCGGCGTTGAAGATGTCGCCCTGCGCGTCGACTTTGGTCTTGGCTCCGGTTGGGTACTCGACGCAGCGTGGATCAGCCATGTCGTCCTCCTGTGTTGCTGGTGCCGGAGGGTCCGGCATGACTGAGTAAGCGGGTCGTCCGAACCCAAGGCACTGGCTGTTCCAAGCTCGCGTTCTACGCGCTACTTCGCCGCCGTTGTCGGGGCTGCCGTTGCCGCTAGAGGTGTTGCCGCCGATGCAGACCAAGGTGCGTCCGGTCAGAGGAACTCGCTCCAACCATTCGGTGTGGCCCTCGCCAAACGACCAGAACACCTCATCACCTGGTCGTGGGTCAGTCGTGAAGAACCGGCCCGCTGCTTGGTACGCCGCCATCTTCACGTAGACGCTCGCAGTCCTGGTGATCGGCTGTAGGCCCGCTTGATCCGCGCACCACTGCTTGAAGATTTCGCACCAAGGCACGCCGTTCATCCCGAACCACGCGCCGTACTTCGTGTTGTTCGACCTTGCGGGCGACTCGACGTAGCCGAGCTGCGAACGAGCGATGTCGAGTACCTGTTGGACGGTGGCCATGCGGTGAACAGGTTAGGTCGACGCGGCCGACCACCGGTGGCACGTTGACAACTCGTCTCTAATCTGTACGCTTGGCAGCACGCAGATCAGAGAGGAGCGCCCGATGCCTCCTAGCTCGACCAGCCAGCACACCATCAAGATCGACACCGAGGTGTGGGAGGCGTTGCAGGCGATGGCGCAGCCGTTCGTCGACAAGAGCCCGAACGACGTGCTTAGGAGGGTGGTGCTGAACGGAGGCCATCGCTCCTCACCGGCCAAGCCTTCGAGGAAGCCGGGCGCCCTCATGGGCGCCATCGAGGACGGGTCGCTCCAGCCCGGCGACAAGCTCATCTGCGAGCAGCCCCGGCGCAAGCGCACCTTCCGCGCAGAGGTGACGGCGGATGGCTGGATCAAGGTCATCGATCCCGACCTTGGGGAGTTCGACAAGCCTTCGCCGGCCCTTGGCGCCTGTACGGGCGGGGCCATCAACGGGTGGGGCAACTGGGTGCACGAGGACTCTGGGGACGTCCTCCAGAAGTTCCGCCGCTAGCCCCGCGTGCCGCTGCGGCACCTCGGCGTTTCTGTCGGACCGCGCGGGTAGCGTTCGCGCTGATCAGAAACTGGTCGGGCACCACATACGGCAAATCGGACAGTAGAGCGGAGCGTTCGCGCGTGACAGAGCCTGACAAGTCGGCGCTGACCGAGACCGAGATTAGGACTCGGTTCATCACGCCTGCCATCAGCGCCGCCGGCTGGCCCCTAGAGGCGATGCGGGAGGAGTACTACTACTTCTCCGCCGGCCGCATCCAGGTGCGGGGGCGAACAGGACAACGCAAGAAGCCCAAGCGTGTCGACTACCTGCTCGAGTACCGCCCGAACCTTCCCATCGCCGTCGTGGAAGCCAAAGACAACAACCACGAGGTAGGCGATGGCATGCAGCAGGCCATCGAGTACGCCGAGAATCTGGACGTGCCGTCGGTCTTCACGAGCAACGGTGACAGCTTCGTCTGGCACGACCGGTCCGGGATACGTGACGAAACCGAGGTCGAGATCGGCCTCGATGAGTTCCCGTCCCGTGAAGAACTGTATGCCATCTACAAGCAGTGGAAGGGCATCGAGGACGAGGCCCTCGAGCCCATCCTGACCACCAAGTTCTATGACGACGGCTCCGGCCGGCGCCCCCGCTACTACCAGCGTGTGGCTGTCAACCGAGTCATGGAGCGCATCGCCGCAGGCGACCGCCGCCTGCTCCTAGTCATGGCCACGGGCACTGGCAAGACCTACACCGCTGCGCAGATCATCTGGCGGTTCATGGAGGCCTTCAAACAGATCAACCCGACCAAGGGTCAAGCTCGGGTGCTGTTCTTGGCCGACCGCAACATCTTGATCGACCAGACCATGATGAATGACTTCACCATGTTCAGCGGTCGCATGGCCAAGCTGAGTGCGTCCCGGGGAACGATCACCAAGGTCGCGGGGACCGGGTCGGTCGAAGATGGCATCGCCCCCGACCGGGAGATCGACAAGAGCTTCGAGCTCTACCTGTCGCTGTACCAGGCCGTCACGGGACCCGAGGGCACCGATGACATCTACAAGCAGTTCTCGCCTGACTTTTTCGACCTGATCATCGTCGACGAGTGCCATCGCGGGAGCGCGCGGGAGAACAGCGCTTGGCGGGCGATTCTGGAGTACTTCAACTCAGCGATCCAGCTGGGCATGACTGCGACTCCGAAGGAGACAACGGAAGTCAGCAACATCGACTACTTCGGCGAGCCGGTCTATACCTACTCGCTACGCGAGGGCATCGACGATGGCTTCCTTGCCCCGTACAAGGTGGTGCGGGTTCAGCTCGACGTCGACCGTGATGGCTGGCGACCCAGCGAAGGTGAGACCGACGACCGAGGTGTCCCCATCCCGGACCGGCTCTACACCCGTGACGACTTCGACGACGACTTGGTGCTCCCGCAGCGCAACCATCAGGTGGCCAAGCGCTTGACCGATTACCTCCAGGACACGAGCCAGTTCAACAAGACGTTCGTGTTCTGTCGTGACATTGCGCACGCCGGACGGATGCGGAGGCAGTTGGTCAACCTCAACCCGACCCAGGTAGCGGAGGACTCTCGCTACGTCATGCAGATCACCGGCGACGACAACGTCGGCAAGCAGGAGCTCGACAACTTCATCGACCCCGAAATGCGCTACCCGGTCATTGCTACGACGTCGAAGCTGCTGTCGACGGGCGTCGACGCACAGACGGTCAAGATCATCGTGCTGGACAGCAAGGTCGAGTCGATGACCGAGTTCAAGCAGATGATCGGGCGTGGCAGCCGAGTTCGTGAGGACTACGGCAAGTGGTTCTTCGTCATCCTCGACTTCCGCAACGTCACGAAGCTGTTCGAGGACAAAGCGTTTGACGGTGATCCGGTCAAGGTGATCGAGGCCAGCGATGACACCGACATGGACGAGATCATCGAAGACCTCGACGACGTCGATGAGACCGACGATGACGAGGACGACGATGGACCGCACGTCATCCTTCCGGGGCCACGCAGCCCTAGGAAGAAACGTTTGATCGTAAGTGGCCAGACAGTCAACATCGTCGGAGAGACAGTCGAGCTCGTCGGAGCTGATGGCAAGGCGATCACGACAAACCTCGGCCAGTTCACGAAGGACGAGCTACTCAAGCGCTACCCATCCGCCATTGACTTTGTGACCGCCTGGCGCGACGCACCTAGCAAGGCCGATCTGCTTGATCAACTAGGGGACGAGGGTATCCCGCTAGAAGACCTCGTCGAGCAACGAGACCCCGCGCTCGACCCCTTCGATGTCGGTCTTGATGTCGTGTATGCCAATCCACCCTTCTATCCGTCCCGAGGTGATCGAGCCGCTAGGCCGAACGTCGCCGCGTTCGCGCAACGGTATACAGCGGAGCAGCGCCAGCTGGTCGACGGGCTGCTAGCCAAGTACGTCGAGGCAGGGGTGCGGTCGATCGAAGATATCGGCGTGCTTCGAGTCGCTCCGATCTCAAGCATCGGGTCTCCGATGGAGATCATTCGTCTTTTCGGAAGCCGCGAAGCCTACGAGTCCGTCGTCACGAGCCTTATCAACGAGCTATATCAGGAGACCACATCGTGATCACCTCGGGTCTGATCAAGTCCATCCAGGACATCATGCGGCAGGACCAAGGCGTCGACGGCGACGCACAGCGGCTCAGCCAGCTGGTATGGATGATTTTTTTGAAAATTTTCGATGACACCGAGCAAGAACTCGAGTTCATGGTCTCCGGGTACGCCTCGGCAATCCCGGAGAAGTATCAATGGCGTAACTGGGCCGCGGACGAAGAAGGTCTTACAGGTGAAGGCCTGAACAACTTTGTCAATAACGATCTGTTTCCGGCCTTGCGGGCGCTTAGCTCGAACGGAAACCCTCGGACGTTGATCGTTAGAGAGGCGTTCGAAGATTCATACAACTACATGAAAAGCGGAACTCTGCTTCGCCAAGTAATCAACAAAATCAATACGATCGACTTCAACACTCAGTCAGACCGGCACCAGTTCAATGATCTCTACGAAAAGCTTCTGAAGGACCTCCAGAGCGCCGGCAACGCAGGGGAGTACTACACGCCTCGCGCGCTCACACAATTCATCGTCGAGATGGTCGATCCGCAGCTTGGAGAAATCGTCTTCGACCCAGCGTGTGGCACCGGTGGCTTTCTGGCAAACACCATTGATCATTTGCGACTGCAGGTTTCCACGCCGGCCGACGAGGAACTTCTCCAGGCCTCTGTTCGAGGGATTGAGAAGAAACAGCTGCCACACCTGCTGTGTTTGACGAACATGATGTTGCATCGAATCGACGCACCAACGTCGGTGCGTCGGGGCAACACGTTGTCCCGCCCTCTTCGTGATTACGGTCCCAAGGACCAGGTAGACGTTGTCGTTACCAATCCTCCCTTTGGCGGCACAGAAGAGCCGGGAATCGAATCAAACTTTCCAAGGGACGTCAGGACGAGGGAGACGGCTGATCTGTTCCTGGTGCTGATCATGCGTCTGCTGAAGGATGGCGGTCGAGCAGGCTTGGTGCTTCCGGACGGGACCCTTTTTGGCGAAGGGGTTAAGACCCGAATCAAGGAGAAGCTAACCGAAGAGTGTGACTTGCACACGATCGTCCGCTTGCCCGGCAGCGTCTTCGCGCCATATACGAGCATCGCCACCAACCTGCTCTTTTTCACAAAAGGCAGGCCGACTAAGGAAATCTGGTACTACGAACATCGCCTGCCTGACGGTGTGAAGTCCTACAACAAGACCAAGCCGATTTCAATCGATGAGTTTGCTCCTCTTCGCGCTTGGTGGAATGATCGCAGCCCCTCCGACGTCGCGTGGTCAGTTCCGATTGACGAGGTGCGTAAGCGAAACTTTGATCTAAATATAAAGAACCCCTCAGTGGTTGCCGAGCTCGAGGCTGACCCAGAAACGGTCCTAGATGCTTACGACGCCCAACGCTCCACCTTCCGATCCGAGTTGGAGACGATTCGACAAACGCTCGCAACCGCTCTCGGGAGTTCGAAGTGAGTGACTTCTCATCCATCGCTCGTACCCGTCGGCTGCTTGTGTCTGTGGCGATGAAGAGGCTTGGCAATGGCGATGGAGATTTCGCCTTGCGACACCTACATGACCTGGTCGTCGATGCCGAAGACATCCGCGACCTCGACGCAGCCATCCTAAAGCTGGCTATTTCCGGGAAGTTGTCCGAGCGGGAACTGGCCGATGGCACAGGTAAAGACCTACTTGCAGAGCTGCCTCAAGAAGATGAAAGGCCAGCGCGTCGCGGTTCTCGCAGGAAGGCACGAGGCCTGATTGAGTCGAGCGTCACGACCGTGCCCGAGCACTGGGCGATGGCTCCTCTTAGTGAAGTAGCCGACGTGATCATGGGCCAAAGCCCTCCTGGCAACACCTACAACACCACCGGCCAGGGAATGCCGCTTATCAACGGGCCCGCGGAGTTCGGCCCTGGATGGCTTGACCACCCTGAGGCGGTTCAGTACACGACCAGGCCCACCAAGCTCTGTGCTCCTGGCGACTTATTGATCTGCGTCCGTGGCGCTACGACCGGAAGGACCAACGTCGCTGGCACCGACGCTTGCATAGGTCGAGGCGTTGCGGCCATCCGGTCTCGGATGTCGCAGCGCTACTTGGACTACTTCATCCTCGCCCTGCGGCAGGACATCTTGGACGCTGGTCGTGGCTCAACATTCCCAAGCGTGTCTGGCGCCGACCTGTTCGCGATCACGACTCCTGTACCCCCAGCGAAGGAACAAGAACGCATCGTCTCGATCGTCGACTCGTTGTTAGAAACGACTAAGAGCCTGCGAAAGCGTGTCTAGGTTGGCTTCATCCCGCCGGTCATCAATCGTCGGTTGCTGACGTGGTGCAGCTCCCGAGCGTCGTGCCCATGCATGACTTCCCGATGTCGGAGACCATGCGCTGGTTGATCGAGTGCAAGACCGCGTTCATCAACGGTTTCGGTGGCAGCGCAGCGGAGTCACTCGAGAAATACCAGCGCAAGACGACGGAGTTGAGCCGCGGTCTCGGGTCGATCTTCAGCTTCGACGACCTTCAGAAGATGTTGCTCACGCGTCGTCACTGGCTGCTCATGGAGATGTTGGCGACGTCTAACGGGCCAACGATCCATGAGCTCATCGGCGCCGAGACCACGGACCGACAGCGCTACTTCGAGGCGCTGGTGCAGCAGTACACCCAGCTCGAAGGAGCTTGGAAGGACAACCCGGTCAAGATCGTGGTGGCCGACACGAACGTGTACGAGCACAACGAGCAGTATTGGGACGAGGTGCCCTGGGCGCCTCTCGCCGGAGCGAGCGCCGTCAGACTCATGGTGCCGATGGCGGTCGTCCGCGAGCTGGACAAGCACAAGCGCACTGACCGCAAGAACAAGGTGAGCGACACCAACGACGAGGACGTGCGGACTCGGGCTCGTGTCTCGACTCGCCGGCTCCGTGAGAAGTTCATCGAGCCGTCGACCGTCGTCAGTCTCGCGACCCCAGGTGCGACTGCGGAGCTGATCATTGATGCTCCCGATCACAGGCCGAACGATGATGCCGACGCCGAGATCATCGATCGAGCGTTAGCCGTGCAGCGGCTGACTGAGCGCAAGGTAGCTCTCATGACGGGCGACGGGAACATGCAGTTCGCTGCTCGATCTGCAGGCCTCGACGTCATCAACGTCTACGAGGTCGGGCACTGACTTGTGACCGAGTCTCACATCACGGCTCTCATCGCTGGCTCGACTTCCTGGGATGAACCCGCAACCTCAGCATGCATCCCCCCGAAGCGGCGGAAGCGCATTGCCGATGAGGCCATGGCCTGGCAACAGCTGAGCACCGCCGGCGCTGGTGCCGAAATGTGGGCCTATCCTCTGCCGATCAGGCGGCAGCAAACGGTAGACGGGAAGATCGTGCCGTTGCCTCGTCGGGGCAAGCGGCCACCACGCGAGCCGAATCGCCTCCTCGAAATCATGGGCGTGATGGGCGGAATGGGCGAGCAGCTCGCGTTGGCCTGGACGTTCGAACAGGATGTACAGCGGTTCGTGGCGACGTCTTCTGGCCGCGAGCCCGAGCATCAGCGCATGATTCAGCGGGCCCTAGCTGAGGCTTCGGGGCATTTCGTCCTGGGGGCTGCGCACAGCCTTGGCAACCTCGTCCTTCGTCTGCTCTTGCTCAACGACGGAGCAGCTACGTTCCTCGCCACGACCAAGCCGTATCGTCGCGCCAACGGTTTCCCGCCGTTCTCCGACGCGTATGCATCGTGGCTGACCTTCAACAGCGACCTGTTGAACCTTCTCCAAGCGACAGCTGCTACTGGAGGCAATCGGTTCATGACGTCGGCGGTCGAAGCGGTCAAAGCTCTTCACGCGAGTGACCGGTTCCGGGCGCTCGACAACCGCCGTGGCATGGACTACCACCGCCGGCGCCCGCAGAGCGTGGAGCACGCTTCCCCGCGGCGAGAGGCGATCACCACCGCCAACGGTGTGCGAACCATGACGATGTTCGGGAGCTCGCTGGACCCTGAGGCAGACGCCGACCGCGTCCACGACGCCGTTGTCGGAGCCATGCAGGCGCTGTGTGAGGCTATGTACGCCTTCCGAAAGCTCCTGGGCAAGGCTATTCGCGCCGAGAAGATCGCGTTCGTCGAAGCCTGATCACTCGCTCAACAGTCGTTCGCCCCTTGGGAGAAGGATCGGGCGTGATCCGGCGCCAAACCCGACGAGGATCAGCTCGTCGCGAGCGAGCCGGCGCAGGTCCCATCGGAGCTCCGGCGAGTTGACAACCTCGCCGGCGGCGATACGCCGAAGCAGGATCAAGTCCGACGTGTGGGCCCGAAGCTGCTCATCGGTTCGGGGTGATCCGCCGCGGTGTGCTCGTCGCTCGCTCATGTGTTCGATAGTCAGCCATGCTGCCTCCGTCGGTCAACTCGGCCCGTCGCGCACCACATGTGGGCTTGCCGTTCGTAGGCTTCGGTAGGCGAAGCATCGATAGCGGGAGCGCTGCAGCCGGCCGGTGAGGGGGAGTAGTGAGCACGGTGAAGGCGGATGCGATCGACCTGTTCCGGCAGGTGCTGATCTTTCATGCTGGCGCGTCGAAGCAAGTGGAGCGCGTCAGAGCGGCGCAGGAGGCCATCAATGCCGAGCTGGCGCTCGACAAGTGGGTCGACGGACGGCCACCTGCCGTGTCCCGAAAAGCGGAGTACGCGTTCGAGTACGAGTTCCACTTCCTCCTCGTCGCAGCTGCACAGCTAGAGAAGGCGCTTCGCAAGCTTGGCCTGGCGGGCTTCGACAAGGACCTCTCTGCTCCGCTCAAGAACCTGCGGGACTGGTACACGCACTTTGAGGACCCGGAAGGCGACGCATATGGGCAATTCACTGGCCGCCACGAGGGCAAGCGACCCGACGATCTGTTCATCAGCGGTGAGGAGGTCCACATCGGCGGCTTCGTGATCACGTTGACTCAGATCGAGCAAGGTCTGGTGAGCATCGGTAGTCGCCTCGAACGCTACGAAGCTCTCGTCTTGGCCAAGGACGGCGGCTGCCTACGTCCGACATGACCCTTCCTCGAGTGGGCCGTGCGACACCAGCCAGATGGCGTCGGGCGCGCCGCAGACACCACCGACTTCGTGCCAGTCGTCCACCTCGCCGGCTGCACCAACGTGGCCGATGCAGAAAAAGGCTGTGGTGCCATCTGGATACCGGACGTGGACCATCGCTGGCACGTCGCACTCTCGGCACTTCACCGGTGAACGATCGCGCTATCGGAGGCGGATCAGCAACTCTCAGGTAGAGGGATGACGTTACGTAAACCAGGCTCTGGCCAGGGAATCGCTTAACGATATTGAGAATGCGCCGTCCAGCGCAGCCAGCGCTGAACTTTCAGCTTCGACCGAGCAAACGCCCGCGCTTCCGCGTGGTCATTCGCCACGGGAACGCACTGGCCACCGCAGCTTTCGCACCGGACGCCATCGCAATTCGTGACGTGATGGTCGCAGCGTTGACAGAAATCGCAAAATGCTCCCATTGCGCCCTTGACCTCGCCACGAGTCAACATTCGACCGTGTGCAAACACCGCTCGTCCATTCACTTCGAGCGAATCGCTGAGGACTTGCATTCCCTTTTCCACCAACGGAGCACGCTAGATGCGGCGCCGAAGGCCGTCAAGCTTCCTTTAGGGAACCGTGGTCGGTGAGGTAAAGGTGTCGCCGTTGTAGCGACCACCCGATGTGGTTACGGCGGCCTGATAGAGGGCGTAGTCGAGTGCGTCCACAGCTGCAAAACTGCGACCGGAAACCGTCAAGTCTTCGAGGTAGTAGCGATACATGATCGACGATGGCCAAAGGTTGTTTCGGCTGGCCAGCACCGCCGCGTTGTAGGTACTGGATGGAGCGCCCCAAATTGCACCGCCTTCGGTCTGAGTGTCGAGATTGAGGCTGCTCGACGGAACCGCCTGGGAGATATACCTCGCGCCGGCTGCATTGAGTGACGGGGCTACCCGAGAACCACTACTCGCTCCTGACGTCGTAACGATCACGTCCGTGCGTGGCATGACTAGCAACGCCCCAGTGTTTCCCGCGCTGATGTCGTATAGGGCGATACCGTTCGCGCTGTTGACTGTTCCCGGCTGGATTCGTGTGACGTAGTCCCATGCCGAAAAGTAGTAACTGTGTGTCGGGTTGTTCTTGATGTAGGTGCGGATGGCTTGAGGCAAGTTGGCCACCACGCCATCTGAGCTGGTCAGAGCAGTCGCCTGGGAAACGATTACGTGCAGGCCGCCCTTGCCCGACCGCTCCATCTTGCCTTTGGTGTTGTTGTTTATGCTCCCAGAAACGATGAGCTGCCCAGCGAGCGACGATTGAGTACCTGAGCCCAGCAGCGCTGCTGCTTCTTTCCAAGCAATGTTCGGAATAGCAAAGCCGTTCGTAGGCACACCGGATGCCCAAGGATTCGCAGAGTGGATAGCGTCCACGAGCATCAATGAACCGCTCGACAGAATCGCATCGTCATGCAGGACCGACAGTGATGTGTCCGTGAAAGACGTTGGTAGAACCATTTTGAGACCGGTCATTGCATTAGCTCCATCCGAGGCTTGTGATCTTGTTTGCTATTTGAGTCCCGACGACCGTGTAACCCACGCCCAAGAGGTGAATGTTGTCCGCTCGAAGTGAGGTCGGAACAGTGTCGCCAGCGATGTCACTGGTGTCCTGAGTTGTCGGCGTGATACCTGCATCGGCCAAACCGTGCTGCACGAGATAGCTGCGAATGTCGAGGTACCGGCCACCGTAGGTGGCGGCGAAACCGTCGTTGATCGTCTTGATGTAGTTGTAGTTCGTCGTGCCGGTCGTCTCGCCAGCTCCGTTCAGCACGCTCAGAACAAGGAACCGTTTCTGAAGGTTCTTTAGATATGCAACGCAAGCCGCTGTATCACTCGCCACCTGAGCTGGGTTTGTCAGCGTGTTCCGGCCGAGCCAGAGAATCTGAACGTGATCTTGATAGCTGACACCGATGTCGGTGATGAACGGGGTTCCTGCCGGACACGCCACGGTGGCTCCGGGCGTTGTTCGGGTGAAGGTGTAGTTCGTACCGTCGAATGCCAAGGTGCCCGGCACGCCAGCGAGTGTGCCCGTGGCGCTCATCGCGCCGCCGCCGGCGCCGGTGAGCAGCGTCGTCGATAGTGCGGTCACTGCGACCGCTCCGGACGCCGGAATCTGGTTGCTGGTGACGGTGAGGAGCGCCGGCTGTCCGTTCTGGCGGGCGGCAATACTTTGTGATCCCTGGCCGCCGATCCCTTGGTTCGATGTCGGCACGCCCAGCAGGCCCGCCACCACGTTCGCCGTTGTAACGCCGCCGCCGCCCGCCCCCTGGGTCAGGCTGTCGCCCCAGAATCCGATGCCATCGGCAAGCGAGGGGATGACGCCGTACTCAGAGCCACCAAGGGCAGCTCTGAAGACTTGCTTGGTGACTCCAGTCCGGTCGGACCTGTAGATGACGTAGTCGTCTGCTGTCAGCTTGGCATCGAAGTTGTTGCCGGATGTCGTCAGAACAGTGACCTGACCGTCGGCGCGGTGGTGCGACCGCAGTTGATACCTGCCCGCCCCGTCAACGAACGGTTCGATGAGGTAGTTGGGATTCTCTGCGACTGTGGACGAGCGATCGGTCGAGCTGATTCCTGGAGCAATGAGCTTCCCAGTGGGATCGACGCCGAAGCTGACGCGTCCGTCTTGATCGACAACAGCAAAGGCGTAGCCCGATTCAGTGCTCAAGGTCTGCGGCAGGAGGCTTGTGATCGAAGCGTCGAGCTTGGAGTAGTTCACTGAGCCATTCGGCAGCGAGAACTTCGGGGCGAAGAGCGTGCCGTCGTTGGTGATTGCCAGGGCGGTGCGGCCGGCCGAGTCAACTACGGCCCACGCGTAACCAGATTCGGTGCCAAACGTCTGCGGAAGCACCGTCTGAACTGGTGCGGCGAGCTTGGCAAGCGTGATCGCTCCGTCGCTGATCGTAGTGATCGCTTGAACGTGGCCAGCCGTGTCTATGGCGAACGCGATCTTGCCGTTCGAGTCCACGATGGCGAACGGGTACTGCGTTTGCTCGTCGGGCATGTATTGCAGCTGGGAACCGACGTTGCCTGCTGGCAGCCGGGCGAGCACGTCCGACGCGAGTTGCGACACCGAGATACCCGTGACGTTGTACTTCGGCGCGTAGAGGGTGCCGTCCGGCTTGATGCCCATCGCGATGTGGCCAGTGGAGTCGACGACAGCCCACACGTAGCCCGACTCTGCTGCGAGTGCGGCCAGGTTCGAGTTGGTGACGACCAGGCCCGAGACATACGACTGGTAGACCGTCGGCACCGAGTCGATCGGCGCGTACCGGCCGTCGAGCGAGCCCAACGATTTGTGACCTGGCCCAACGAGCCAGCCGCTTCCAACCCACACGAACGTAACCAGCTCGTCGACGAGCTTCAGCTGTGCTGAGGTCAGCGAGCCATTGATCGTGTCTACGCCCGCGGTGGTGATCGTCGGGTAGTTCGTGCCCGAGATGGCGCGAAGTTTGAAGCCAATCGTGTCACCGAGGTTCAAGCTCGAGCCTGCGGGCAGCGGCAGAGTGAACGCCCCACCCGTGGTGTCGATCTGAACGATCTGCCAGGCCGTCGCTGCGTAGGTCGAGGTGACCGGCCCCACGCTCGTGAAGATGCGGGGTGTCGATGCCGAGAGCGTGTTTAGCAGCGTGTGGACGGCATCGGCGGAGCCAGCTGCATCGAATAGAGCTTGGACGGCTGCTGTGAGCTGAGCGGGCGTGACCGAGTTGTCGGGGGAGACGCGCTTGTCCGTCAGACGAGCGTCGTTGCCAGGGACTGCCTGGTTCGGGCCTGATCCAATGATCGGCGGCTGTGGCTGCGCATGGACGTCGTTCTGCTCGTGGTTGAAGACCGCAGATGTGGTGTTGGCGATCCCGTAGCTTTCGGCGCTTTGCGCTCGCTGCACCTCGGCAGTGAGGTCGCTTGACAGCGCGTAGTCACCCGTGAGGCGAATCCAGTTGGCGACTTGAGTTGGGTCAGGCGAGGCAAGGATGAAGGGCGTGCCCCCGTCGATGTCCGTCCGCTTGGCGAGGTCGCCCTTCTGAACATTGAGGGCAAGCATCGCTGCCTCAGAGTTGACGACGTACGTCTCGCCGATCGCCAATGAAGGGAGCAGGTCAGGAGCGAGCTTTCCGTCGACGAGCATTGACTCGCGTGCGACAACTTCGGCGTGCAGTGCGGCAGCGGTGGCATAGCCTGCCGCGCCAGCGTCGTCAGTCGTAATCTCGACGACAACCACCTTGTTGATTACCTCAACGACCGACGCCATCAGCCTTCCTTAACCAGTCGGCCTTGGACGACAACGTCTCCGCCGAAGAGCGGAGACTCGCTCAGTTGCCAGGTCGAGTAACGGCCCATCGCGTCATAGATCGTTTGATCGACGGTGAGCCACAGAACTCCTCCGGACGCGTTGGCCATGTCAACCTCGAGCGAGCCGATTTCAAGTCCGTCGTTCTTGACGACGACCGTGACCGTGGACGCGCTGAGGTCGACCCCGCCCGATGCGTTCGCGAAAGCGACATCGAAGCGCTTCGGCAGTTCATGTGCGTAGATGTGCGTGTCAGGCCACTGACCAGGCCGGTCGATCATTGGTCCTCAGGCTATCCGCGAGGACGTGAACATCAACGTCAAGCGATTCGATAGGTCACGTTGGCTCGAAACCAGTAGGGCGAGCCGTTAGCAGCCCACTTCGTTGCGTTCAGGAAGAGCGACGGATAGAACTCGAGCACTTGCAAGCTCGAGTCGATGAAGCCCTTGCAGACCTCGTTTTGCGCCTGGACGGTGACTGTCGTGTCGTCGAGCGCAGGGATCGGCAGGGTTACGGTGACGAACGCTGCAGCGTCTGTGCCGGTCAACTGCACTAGCTGGTTGACCACGTAGGTGCACTCGTAGTCGTCGTAGCGGTAGCGATTCACCGTGCGCGAATCCTGAATCAAACTCAACGCGAACGGTGGCGACCCCGCTACGGCCCAGGACCAGGAGAAGTCGAGCCACGCTCCCTTGTTGAGCGCATGCCACGCCGTCCCGTCGTCGTAGTACAGGACGTTCCACGGCTTCACCGCTCCCGTGGTTGGGTGATTCCGGGCGGTGGCGAAGTACCGACGACCTCGGAGTCCTGCGGGCGGCCGATGCTCAAGTGAACCGCTCTGGGCCTGCTCAGTCTCGATGGCCAGAGCCAGCGCCGCTAGGTGCGTCGGGTAGTCATTCGACGTGTCCTCGTCGGGGTATGGGTACTTGAAGATCGGTGTGTTCTGGGTCGGCATTGTTCCTCAGACCAGCACGGCGAGCTTCATGACCTTGGGAGTCGAATAGAGAGCTTGCAGCTGGCGGTATGTCAGTCCTGTTGCCTTCAGAGCCCCATACGAAGCGCCGGAAGACACAACGAACTCTAGGACCAAACCGGCGGGCTTAGCGGCTTCTAGCGCCGCCCCCACCTTGGATGGTTCCGGCGTCTCGGCGGCGAAGGTGGTCACCGTGAGGTGATAGGGACTCGTATCGCGCTCGGATACCAGTACCGTCCTACTGCCACTGAGGTACTGACGAGCCGCTCCTTCAACCGAGCTCCGGGTCCCGCGCTGGAATCCCGCGGTCTCTCGGATACGTAGGCGCTGGCTCTCGACGTCGAGGTCATCGCTCGTGTCGACGCCGACGAACTGAGCGAGCCAAGGGAGGACATCGGCCGGCGCTTGATCAAGGTCCATGATGGTCGACCAGCCGGTCCCCGCATCGGTATCCCGCACCAGATCATTGGTCCACTGCATCGTGGGGTCGGCAATCGCAGAGATCAGGCGAAGCAGCGCCCATCCGTTGTTCGGGTCATCGGTGCTGATGGGAGAGAGCGACTCGTAGATTTCCTCGGCCACGCTGCCCACCACCGGACGGACCGACAGATCGACCGCCGTTTGAAGAGTTGCGGTGTCGAGGCTTCGGCCTCGGTCGTTCGCGTTCAGGTATTGCGAGCTGCCAGCAAGGCGTCCGAAGTCGAGCGATGTGCCCTCGTCATAGCCGATGAGCATCGTGGACGGCGTGCTGCCGTTGACCGAAAGGCTTGCGACGTCGATGGCCTGCCCCCGCTCTGTAGCGGCCAGCAGACTGCGAGGGACGAGAAGCTGGGCGTGGTCGGTCGATGCTCCGTCGTCGTCGCTCGAGAACAACGTCGCTCGAGTCGTACCCAGCACGCCGGAGTCGCTGGACGAACCCTGGTCGGACGCTGATAGCGGCGCGTTCGCCGAGACCGTCGCCGGGACCCAGATGTCGATCTGGCTGATGGCCACCTGGAATCGTGGGTTGGTGTTGGCCGGATAACCCGCCCGGACGCTGACGCCGTTCGCGCCGTCGGGCATACCAACGTCTGTCTGCACCACGAGGTGGCACGGCGTCGTTCCGACCCACGCCGTGTCGGTGACTTGGTAGACCTGGAGGTCGTTCACCTTAACCGTCACGCTCGTCGGCAGCTTCTCGATCGTGAACTTGTTGAAGGCACCCGTGATGTTCTGGGTGACCCTGGTCTGCTTCGAGTTGTTGGTTGGGTTGCCGGGCAGGTGGAAGAAGATTTGGAAGGTCGCGCCCGTGCTGTCGGTGCACTCGACGAAGTCCCACTCGCCGTCTGTCCACGCCTCGGAGTCGGGCCAGAGGAAGATCACGCACTTGTAGCCGACGACCGGCGTCAGCTTCATGTAGACGTCCCACTTGCCGTAGGTCAGCGGACGATGCCGGGAGTCGAACCCACCAATGTGATCCTGGTCGGGCATGACGATGACCTGGCCACCCTGCACGTAAGTGCGGTCCGCGTAGTAGGTGCCATCGCCGTTGGTGCCGTTGAAGCCGGTCTTCGTATAGAACTTCGTCGAGTCGAGGGCCCCGTTCGTGGCGAACGTGGTGGCGGCGGAGTTGGACTCCACCAATGCCCACCCGTTGTTGACGACCGGCGGGGGCGTGACGACAGACCCGTCGTCCGCCTTGGAGGTCGAGTTGTTGGCGGTCCCGTTCCACGAGTAGGTAACGCTGCTTGTTGCCGTGAAGCCGCCATCGAAGTAGTCGTTCAGCGTCGAGCCGGCCTCGAGCAGGACCTCGTCGAAGCGGACCGAGCCAGCGGACGTGCCACCGGTGCCGATGCCGAGCCCAAGGAAGACATCGATGCTGGTAGTCGCCGTGAGCGTGAAGGTGATGGACTTGCGCGTCCACACGTTGTTCGGGCTGGTCCAATGCTGCTCGCCCCACAGGGTCCCCGCGCTGGCGCTTCCACCCGAGTGAGTGCGGACCATCAGCGCGGCATTCGTGGTGCTGGCAAGCACCTGCGCCCAGACTGAAACGGTGTACGTCCCAGCGGCCAAGCTGAGGGTGGTGTACAGCGCGTTGGCGGCCGCCGAGCTGTTGTTGAGCCTCAGCGACCGAGTCGACGAGTTCGCGACTGTCTGATGCCGCGAAGAGTTGTCCTCCCAGAAGAAGCCCGTGCTCGAGTTGGCCTCAACCAGCCAATCGGCCGGGGGAGTGGGAGCGGTAGCGCCGTCCTCGAAGCTGGGGTTGAGAACAAGGTTGGTCCTGACAGCCATCTAGGCCGCCGGTCCTAACTGATCTCTGACAGCTGCAAACTGCCCGCTGGGAAGGACACCGGTGTGCCCGAGGGGATCGAGACGTTCGGTGTGATCGAGCCCTTACGGAGCATGGTGCCGCCGGATGAGGCTGTCATGATCGCCCAACCGACGACAGTGCCCCAAGACCCGCCAGACGTTCCGAAGTCGATCGTTGCGCTATTGGCGACGGACCCGGCGGACGGGACGGCCCACTTTCCAGCTGAGTTGATCCGGGCGTACCCCGTGCCGCTGACCTCAGTGCCGCCCGTGCCGTCATCGGCTGGCATCACGGTGAACAGAGCGACGTATGGCGTCAGGCCCGCTGCTACCGCCGGCGTCTGGCCGGTGACGATCTTGAGCGTGTCGTTTCGTGAAGCAATGGTCTTGGTCAAGCGGGCCTCTGTTTAGTTGTCGACCGCCGTGATGCTGATGGCTCCGGCCCGCACCAGGCTAGCCACTGTTCCCAGCGTTAGGTCATCAGACGGAGTCGTGATCGCTGCGACGTACTCGACGCCTGGAACCCCTGCGATCAGTGCGACGAGCTGGTTGTAGCGGAGCGTGTTCTCCCAGGGCCAGGCCGAGGGTTGAAGGAACGCAGTGACGGCCTGGGTGGCAGCAGTAACCACAGTTGAGGCATCGAAGCCATCGAGAACCTTGACGGACGCGTTGACGTCGACGGTCGTGTAGTCGGCGTCCACCACGTTGACGACGAAGTTCACCTCTCGCAGCGACTCAAGGTACGCCCGCACCGTCGACTTGATGTCGTCCGTGACGGGATTGCCAGAGGCGTCAGCGAGTGCGACAGCGACCATGCGCTCGTTGTCGGTCGTGCCGTCGGTGGGGTTGTATCCGTCAATCGCCACCGAGCGAGCGACGCCGGCTTGGTTGCGCGCCATGGTTGCGAAGTCCCTGGGAAGGATGGGTCGTGGCGCGAGCAGCTTGAGCTCGCCGCGAAGACGGTCTAGGTAGGCGTCGTCGGTCTCAGGATCAACGCCGCCCGCAGTGACGGTCTCGGCGCTTGCGCTGGATACGAAGCTGAGCGAGTCGACAAGCGCAACCTGACCGGCGGCAAGCCCATTGCCCGATGACCCGGACACAACCGCGCTGAGTAGGACTTCTCCTGTGCCGGTCTGGATGTTGCCCGGCGGAACGACCACGGAGTTCACGACGCGGAAGTAGGCCTGCGAGGTGCCCGAGGGCTGGTAAGCGACGACCGCGCCAGCCGGGATCGTGTAACCAGTTGCGTCACGCATGGTCCAGGTGCTCGTCGCGGTAGCCGGACTGCCGTCAATGGCCGGGATGTTCAGCAAGGACTTGCCGAAGTAGCGGAAGATTTCTTTCGTCACCCGCGAGGCAACGTCGCGCGTCTCGGCTTCGAGCCGGGCCACGATCTCCAGAATCCAGACCTCGATGTTGCCCTCATGCGGCGTCCAACCCGGCGCGATGGTCATGAGGTACTGCAGTGCTTCGAGACTCAGCGTGTTCGGGTCTGTCTCGATCGGAACGACGATGTAGCTAGAAGTTGACATCGGCGACCTCAAGCGTGACCTTGATGTTCCTCACGAGCTCGTCTCGACTCTCGACCCTGTCGGACACGGCTGACCGTGCCCTTGGCTCCCACGTCTTGATCTGAGCCAGGACGTTCGGCGTCGAGCGACTGCTCTCCTGGGTGAAGAGGGGATCAGCAATGCCGAAGCCGGGGACTTCGATTCGCTGGCCCGTCACGGTTCGAAGGAGCACCTCCACGCACTGCGCGATCTCGTCTGGCGTGTCCTGTTCGACTGTTGCCGCTGCTCCGTTCACGAAGCGGAATGGGAGTGCGAGGTGCGGTAACGCCATGATCGACAAAGGCTAGCTCGGTCGAGCCCAACCAACGATCCATGGCTTGTCGACGCCAGAACCGCTGAAGACGACGAGGCAGATGTCGCCGGACTGAGGGAAGCTCCCGTTGTCCGAGAAGGGAGCGGGGCCGAAGCGATGGTCCTTGCCGTAGTCGTCGAGCACGAAGGTCGCCGTCGTGTCATAGACGTCTTGGATAGTGCCCTGCATCGCCGTGCGGACCTGAGGCTGCGCCGGCGGCTGGCGCTTGCCGGCGAGCAACTCGTTGAACGGATCGATGTGGCTCATCAGCTGAGCAGCTGGGCTAGTTCGGCGTCACTGAAGGCACCTGAGATCGGTGCCTTGGTCGCGGGGGCGGGACTTCCCAGCTTCACGGGTGTCGTCGCTGACAGGAGAGGCTGCGGGTCAGTGGGCTTCCCATTGATCCGAATCTCGAAGTGCAGGTGAGGGCCGGTCGCATCCCCGCTGTGTCCGCTCAAGGCGATGGCTTGGCCTTGCTGCACCACCTGACCACGACGGCAGCCGAACGCGCTCAAGTGTCCGTATCGAGTCTCGACTGTCGATGCCACCGGACCTACCACCTTGTCGGCACCCGGTGCTCTATGGGCGATGTAGACGACGTTGCCGTAGCCGCCTGGGTCGTTGTAGACCTGGGTAACCGTCCCATCACGCGATGCGAAGACCGGCGTGCCATCGGGGCAGGCGATGTCGATACCCGCGTGGAAGTCGCGTGCCCGCTGGCCGAATGGACTGGTGATCTGATGCGCACCGTTGACGGGCCAGACGTAGTCACCGGTCGTCGACCCAGCCGAACCGTCAATGACCTGGTCTGACATCGGTCCGAAGTAGCCGGCGTCGACAGACCCAGCGCTAGCCGGAGCCGGTGGTTCGGGCAGCTCGGGAGCAGGCGCCTTGACCACGATGGTCGTCACCGTGCTGAACACGCTTCGCTTGATGCTCGAGCAGACCCAGTTGAGGGGGATGCCGATGTTGGGAAGCGACACGACCGTGCCGGGCGGGCATACCCACCGCTCCGCACGACAGCTGATCGTCGCGGTGGCGATGACCTTGCCGACATCCCAGTCGAAGTCGATCCAGTCGACACTGATGACGTTCCTCGAGCCGTCACCCTGCGGTGTCGTCTCCTGGGCGTCGTTGAACTCGACGATCGAGAACGCCGGCGTCTTGTCGATGAACGCCGAGTCGGGACCTGCGTAGAGGTTGCCCTTGTCGGCATAGAGGTTCCAGTTCACTTCGGCGAAGATGCGCTTAAAGCACGTCCAAGAGTCCTCTGCCGTGCCTTGGAGCGCCGCCACCTTGTTCCGGTAATCGGCCGACTCCTGTGACGCCGAGTCGGTGGTCGATGAGGTGCTGGTCGCGGTGCCAGACGAGTCGGTGGCTGAGCCGAAGTAGCTCTCGTTCACCGCCGAGCTGCCGGAGCTTGCCGAGGCGACGTAGCCACGGGCGAGCTCAACCTTGGCCACTTCCTCCTTGACCGATGGGTCCACGAACAGCTGTATCCACGGAGTCTCGGACGCCAAGATGTTGCGTACGAACTCGACGCGAGTGACGGTGCCCGGGTCGGCCTTGCGAGGATCCGTGTGTCGACGAAGCTCGGCCACGGCTAGGTCTTCCATCACCAGGATGATCTGGTCCTTCGTCTTCTTGAGTTGGGCGAGCTCGAAGGCGTGGTCATCGATTTGGCAGGTGAGGCGCTGAGCGAAGTAGCCCTGGCGAAGGAGTGTTCGGTGCGGGTCCTCGATTGTGAGCGACAGCGTCGGGCAACCGTCGATGGTCCGCTCGATATCAGCCGCTGAGATGGCAGACGCGACTTCGGCTTTGATCGTCTGGCCTTCGATGAGAAGCGTGTCGAGGTTGAGATCAGATGCCATTACGGGAGCTTGAGGACTTGCCCGACCTTGAGGGTGCGGGGATCGCGGACGCCGTTGAGATTAGCTATGTCCTGCCACCGGTTGGCGTTGCCGAGCTGGCGGGCAGCGATGGCGCTGAGCGTGTCACCCTTGCGCACCGTGTACGTCTTCGACGACCCGCCTCCCGTGGCCGCTTGGATGAGTACATCTGTGGTCGCCGGCGAGCTTGGAGCGGAAGCAGCTGCCGTGGCCGCTGCTGCGGGTGAGGGACTCTGGGTGATGAGGTCGGGCCGCTGGTACTCGGTCAGTTCGAGTCGGAGTTCCTGCCGCCACCGTTGACCGTCAGGGCCGCGTCGAACCTCGTCGCCGACATCGATCTTGGTAATGACGTAGTCGAGCTCCGGGTACGGGACCGGACCAGCGATGTGGACGACCGTCGGTTCGTCGAAGGAGTTGCGTGCCGCCCACCCGTAGATGCGCCCGCAGAGGGACTCGACCTCGCCACCCTGCTGCTCGAGCATGATGCCAAACGCCAGCTTGAGCGGGTCTTCGCTGTCGAACTCCAGAACATCCCGACGACGTGGCCGAGAAATCTGGCGCCACTTCGCGATGCCGCCGCTTGGCGTCGGGACATCCCCGTTGAGCTGGACGGTGACCTGGGCGCCCGGGTAGTTCACCGGCGTCAAAGTCACGGTGGGCACGGTGGGGAAGTCGCTCAATTCCGGGCCAGCTTGTCTTTGATCTGCTGCACGAGGATGTCGGCAGTGGCCTGAGCGTTGAGCACGTCAGCGCCGGAGACACGGATGGCCCCGTCTTGGAACACGACGCTTCCTGCACTTTGTCGCTGGCCGTTGGTCAGCGGTAGGACCTGAGCGCCGGCGTTGAGATGGAGGAGTTCGGGCCCGCGCTCGCCAACCCACGACCATCCGCCGGTCGAGACGGTGCCGCCATTCGCCATGCCGGGGTAGGTGTCGGGCTGGCCGTGGGCACGGTCGTAGAGGTTGCGCTCGTGCATTGCCTTCTTGTCAGCGTCGCCGCTCCCACCTTCGCCAAACACCTTGTCCATCCAGTTGCTGCCGGTGCCCTGTATGTACTTGTCGAGCGCCTTTCCGCCCTCGTACCCCGCGTAAGCGAGTGCGGCGACGCCGGCGCCTTTGAGGACCTTGCCGCCGATTGAGCCGATCGTCGCTGCCGTACCGGCCTGTTTTGCTGCCTGCGCTGCTGACGGTGCTCCGCCGGCCGCTGCGGCGGCATCCGCGACACTCACCCCGCTCGCAACCTCGTTACCAAACGTGATTGCTGCACCGCCGGCGCTCAACAGCTTGCCTTCGAGGGCGAAGATGGCATCAGCTACGCCGGTGATGAGTCCGACCAGCTTGTAACCAATGATCGACATGGCGATGCCGTCGAAGATGAGCCGCGCAGCGGTGGGGTGATCCGCCATCCACTTCAGAATCTCGTGGACCGTACCGAGCACCATCATGAACTCCGGCCCGAAGGCACGGGCGACGTCTTGGATGCCGGGGAGGACTGAGTTCCTCAGTATCTTGGCGAGGTTGCTGGAGTCGTCGCTGATCTGGTGCCACAGCGTCGAGAACAAGCGGCCAGTGCCGGTCCACTGACCGATCTTGTCCAGCACTCCGGTGATCCCGCCCTGCTTGTAGGCGGCGTTCAGCTCCTGCGCTCCGGTGACCAGGTTCGAGGTGAAGCTGGCAAGGCTCACGATGGCAGAGTCGGCGAGGCGCGAGACGAGCGGGATTTCCCGCTTCATGTCCTCCATCAGAGGGGTGAAGCCCTCGCGCATCTTGCGCTGGAGGGAGTCCTCGAGGTTCGAGAGCTGGCCGATGAAGGTCTTGGACTGGGCGTCCATCATGCCCTTGAACTTGGGATCATCCGCGAGGCCCTTGAGGATGACGTCGGCCGCCTGGCGGGGATCGATGATGCCCTTCTGAGCGTCTTCACGGACCTGGGCGATCGACTTGTGGGCGGCGTCTGCGAGGTACTGCCAACCGTTGATGTTCGCGTTGGTCAGCTGCATCATGTCTTGCGCGTTGAGGTGCGCAGAGTTTCGCATCTGGCCCAGCGCGAGCACGGTGCGATCGATGCCGTCCTGGCCAGTTCCGAGGGCCGACGCGGCGTTACCGATGGCCGTCAGGTCAGGGATGATCTCTTTGGTCTGGAACCCAAGAGCAAGCATGCGCTCGCTGGTCTGGATCAGGCCCGAGAAGTTGAACGGCGTCTGCTGGGCGAACGTCTGAATGTCGTTGAGGAAGCTCGTCGCGGCCGACTGGGAGCCGAGCATCGTCGTGAAGGCGATGTTAGTCTGCTCGAACGTCGCCGCCGTCTTGACGCCATAGATAGTGGCTGCAAGTCCAGCTACACCGAACGCCGCGCCGGTCCACTTGAGAGCTGTAACCGCGTAGCCGGCGGCGGTAGACAGCCCGCTGGCCGCCCCGCTGAAGACGTCCATGCTTCCGGCGGAGGCTCGAGTCTTGAGGTTCGTCCGCTCGGCTTCGTCGCCGATGCCTTTGATCGACTCCTGCGCGAGCTTGGCCTTGGAGCTGAAGACCTCCTGGCCGTTGATCGTCAGCCGTACGCCGACCTCTTCGTTGTCGGTCAGGCCCACCGATCAGCCCCCGAGGACCTTGCCAAGGTTGTTGGCAATCTCGATGGTGAGGCTCTTCAGTTGTTGGTTACGGAATTCCACGGCTTGGTTCACGACTTCGTTGAGCACTTGGCTCTTCAGTCTGTCAGCAGTGAGGAACGGCGTCGGGTCAATGCCGAGGAGCCCAGCGGCCACCGCGGCGGTTCGGACCGCCGGGTGGCGAGCTATTCCCCCGAGAGGCCTTCGTCGAGGTCTTGGTCGCTGTAGCCACTCCACTCGACGAGCTGACGGCTGTGAGCTAGCACGTCGCCGTCGTTGATGAACAACTTGCGAAGGATCGCGCGAGCCGGAGCGCCTTCCATGCCGAGGTTGCGCGCTAGGTCGTCGTCGAAAGTGGTGAGGTCTCCTTCGGGCTCGTCGGGGTTGAGGCTGTAACGCTCTCCGTCGACGAGCGCGTAGATGCCCGTGCAGCTACCGATCAACAGGTCGGCCGTGTGGTTCATCTCGGCCGTCGCCTTGTCGCCCTTGGCCTTCTCGACTGCGACTGCGTTCTTGCGAACAAGCGTGTGGTCAACGGGCTTGTAGAGCACGTGAATCTCCGGATTCGGTGCCTCCCAGTGCGGGATGGGGAGGTCCAAGATGAGCTTCTCAGCGATGGCCTCTCGGCGCTGTGCCAGCTGCTGCAGTGCGCTGATCCCGCTCATGCGATGGTCCCTTCGGTCGAGAGTTCGAGGTCGTAGGTGTCGGGAGCGTTGCCTTCGGAGTCGACGTCGGTGGGAGACACCTTCTTCAACTTGCCGGTGAACACGTCCGGACGCCCCTTTGGGTTCTTGTTGGCATCGAGCGGCTGGCGAGAGACCGACATCGGCTGGCCAATCTGAGTACGCAACCAGCGAACGAGGTCTACATCGCGGTCGCGGTCGTATAGACGGGTGATGGTGACGTTGCTGACCTCGGGCTGTCCGCCAAGAGAGACCTGCGGGCCCATGCCGCCGCCGCGGTACTTCTTCTCCGGCGAGTCGGTGTCGCCGCCCTTGTGCTTGTCGTAGATGCCCAGCGGCACGCCGGCCACGCTTGCCGTGATGAGGTACTGGTCATTGCGGCCATCAGCCATGTTGGATGCTCCTGGTCAAGGTCATAACGATTGAGCCACCGACACCTTCGCCACTTCGATGACCACAAGCTCAGCCGAGGGGCTGATGCGAACGCTCACGACGGCGTGCAGCTCGTTGTTGGCGAGCGTGGTCTGAGTGTTGATGCCGGGGCCCACGTCCACACGGAAGGCCGAGTCGGGGCTGTCACCATAGAGAGCGCCGGCCGTCAGGTAGCGATTGAGCACAGCGGTGAGCGCGCCGGCGAACTCGGCGGTCTTGAGGCCGCGACCATCGATCTGGTCGAACACGAACGACTGCGCTACGTCGTTCAGGTCGGCGTACAGCAGGTTGCGGAAGCGCTGGTTGGCAAGATCGAGCCAGGACGTGTCGCCGTTGGGGTTGGCCAGCGTCCGGATGCCGTAGAGCTCGACGGCGCCGTTGAAGTTTCGAATGATGTTGCAGCCAGCAGTGTTGAGCGCGTCGCGGTCTGAGTCACTCCAAGCTGGCTGGGTCACGTCTAGGACGAAGCGTGCTCGACCGTTGTCACCAGCAGCGGGGACGTTGGGCGAGTTCGTGGCGTCCGAACGGGCCATCAGACCGGCGACCAAGGCGCACGGCGGGACGACACGAGGCGACTGCTGAGGCAAGTACGGCGGGATCACGCACCAAGGTGCGAACAACGCGCCGAACTCATCGCCTTGGAGGCTCACGGCTTCGGTGACGATGGCCGAGCGACTCGAGGTGTCCGTGTCGTCGAGGATGGCTTCACGGCCGTAGGCGCGAGCGTGAGCGATGAGAGCAGTGCGGTTAGCCGTGGTCACGTTGCCCGGGATGGACACTTGGCCAGGGCCGAGGTCGGCAGTGAAGTAGCTGAGTGCGGTCTGACGCTGAGTGTCGCTGACACCGGAGATGTCGTCTGCGCCGCCCGTGAGCGCCGACGCGGCGGCCACAGCCGGGATCAGAGAACTGGCACCGATCGCGACGTTTACCCAGTCCGAGTTGCGTGACCAGTTCACGGCGTCGGCCTGCGTCGTCAGGTACGGCGAGAGATCGACCAGGCCCAGGGTGGTGTGGGTGATGGCGAGCTGGAACGTGTTAGCGACCGGTTGGGTCACGGCGACGCTGAGCGAGTTGCCCCAGACGCCGACGTTCTTCGCCGTGACGACCAGGGAGTTGCCCGCCGATCCGTCGAGCAGGGTCTTGGTAGCCGCTGCGCTCGACGTACCCGAGACGCGAACGACGTAGGCCTGTTGGCCGCCCTCCTTGAAGAAGGTCTCGAGGGCGTCCCACAAGATCGAGTAGGACTGCCGCGAGCCGAAGTAGTAGGCGAACTCCGTCATGGAGTGGATCAGCTGAGCTTTGCCCGTCGGGCCCTTCTGCGCCGTACCGACCACGAACCAGGTACCGGTGTCGGTCGAGATACCTCGAGGCGGAGCGTCCGAACGGGACGTGATCTGGACACCAGGACGTAGGGCAGTGGCGGTCATTTGGTATCTGCTTTCGCGTGTCGCCGCGACGGCTGTGTAGCGGTCTTTGCTGGCTCCGGTGGGCCGTCGGGACTGTCGTCAACCTCGACGAGCAGTCCAGCGGCCAGAAGACCAGCAACCGAGTCGAGCGACTCGACGTCGCCGGTGTGCGCGCTTTCGATCGTCCCCGTGGGCGTCTCGATGGCGTATGGAGCGACGTTTTGAACTTTGATCATGCAAGTCTTTCTGTGACCACTTCGGCCGTTTCCACCGTTGCCGCTTCGCCTGGATCGGCATACGGATCATCGGGTGGCGTTGGCGGGCCTGCGTGGGAATTTAGCACCGCGTTTACGCGGACCCCGAGATTTACTTCGCCGCCGGCGAGCGTTCGCGATTCGATGGGATTGAGTTGGTCCAACCGCTCGTCGACCCATCGCACGCCAGTGGCGAACCCGCCGAGTGACTTGTGCTGGAGGACCGCGCTGCGAGCAGCGGCGACGTAATAGCCAAGGAGCGTGTTCGTCTCGTCCTGCGTGCGCGCGGAGACGACGAAGGCAAGACCGACGGCGAACTCCGCACTGATGGAGCCATCACCTCGTTCCTCGATGCCACCGGTGATGCCGGGGCAGACGATGGCGCACGCCGGGAGCTGAAACGACTCGATGAGCTCGTCGAGGCCAGACGACGACTTGGCCCACTGCCGAATCGTCGGGAGTGACCCGTCGCCCGACCGTGGAAGTTTGTGCTGCGCACCGATCTCACCGAGGTACGCGGGCATCCAGAGCTGTAGAAAGGACTGGACAGCGTCAGAGACATCGGGGCTGGTGACAATCGGGCCGTAGATGCTCATGCGTTCAAGTCCGAGCCGTCGTCAGGCGCGTCGACCAGGTGCTTCTGGATGATGCGCACCCACGCACGACGCTGAGTCTCGGTGAGCTCGACGACCTTGCGTTGTGGCATGCGGCGAGTGCCGTGCTGGTGGAAGGGTGCCTTCTCGTCGCTCGTGCCGAAGAAGAAGCTGCCCACCTCCATGCGGGCGATGTGTCCCGGCGCCGTCGCGTTGACCAACGATCGTCGGAGAACGTCTGCGGCACGAAGGATGTGCGTTGCGTCCTGTCCCCTCGAGACCTTCCGACGGATCGTGGCCGGCTTCAGTGGCGCCCAGCCGCCGGAGCCGCTGGCTCCATCGGTATCGAACTGCCTGCGTTCGATGTTCAGGAAGCTCTCGTGCATCTTGCGATACGCAGGGATCAGATCACGAGCGTTGTCGCTCATGCGGAGCAGATCGCGCTCGACCTGCTTGTCGCCGAACACAGCGAAGGAGACGGTTACCAACGGCTCGACCACCCAACGATGGCGTTCGGGTCGCACGGGTCTACGTCAGGGAAGCTGGACTCGGCCATCAGGTCGGTGTCGTCTTCGATGACGCCGTCATCGTTGGCGTTGGCGACTTGCATCTTCAGGCGCGCAAACGCGGCGTCGTACCAGGCCTTGATCTGTGGATATGGGGACCGGCCACTGTTGATCTGTTCGGGGTAGAACGAGAGCTCCACGAGGCAAGCAGCGCCGAGAGCTGCGACGCGTCGGGCGTTGTCCTGAACTAGATCGGGGATGTCGCCCATCTCGGCCGCGATGTCAGACATCGCCGTGTCGATGAGGTCCCAGCACTGATCGCCAGTGGGTCGGGTGTTGCTGTTGAAGGTGCCCGGCTCATCGCCCACACTCGTCTTGGTGCGTGCACGGATGACGGCGCCAACGTCGGCAGGACTTGGGGCCCAGTCAGCCCGGTCCACTTAGCCCTCGGCGAGCTTGGTGAGTGCCTCGACAAGACCCTTTCGGGGCTTCTCCGCGGACTCTTCGACATCCAAAGCTTGTTGGGCACGTTCGACGTCGCTACCCACCCAGTCGAGGACTTCTTTGGCGTTGGATGCATTCACGAAGCCGTCGAAGTCATCATCAGGCGAGAGTGCGGACGTCTTGCTGGCCTTCGCGGCAGTACCGCTGCCGACTCGAGCATTGAGACCTTCCAACAACGCGCGTCGGATGCGGCCGTTGCGCTCTGCGACGAGCAGCTTCTCGATCAGCGAGGCCGGATAGCTGTCCACCTGGTTGAGGATTTCTTCTGTGGTCCCCGACGAGAGGTAGTTCTCGATGGCGTCGTCCGACGCTCCCTCGTCGAGCGGCAGAAGGTCTCCGGGTGCCTCAAGCTCCTCGTCGGGGCCCGCGAGAGCACCGAGGGCGTCCAGACGCTTTGCCTCTTGTTCAGGAAGGTCGACGACCTCGCCGCGGTGCGCTACGACCACCTGGCCCGCTTGATTTGTGTATCGAGCGGCGGCGAACTTGATCTGATGTTTGGGCATTAGCCACGTACCCCCGTGATCTTGATGACTGCGTAGGGGTTGTCCACGTAGATCGCCGGGCGAACCGATGACTTGACCGTGTACTTCTCCAACAGTTGGTCTTCCGGAGCGACCGTCTGAAGCGGCTGCTCCACGTTGTAAGCACCAACCTGACCGCGACCAGCGACGGCGTAAACCGTGCCGGCGGGCACCTGGATGGTGATGAAGATGGTGTCGATGCCGTAGTCGGCCAGTGCTGCGCGCACCTCGGCGTCTGAGCCGTAGTAGAGACGCAGCGACTGCATGTCGAGCGGATGAAGGATGAGCGTGTCGTAGACAATGCCCAGCTCTCGCTGGTCGTTGATCACGAAGACTTCCGAGATGTCGGCGATCGGTGTCAGAGGCGGCGCCGTCGGCGTGGCACCACGGGGGATTGCCGTGGTCCAGTTGTTACCCGTGAAGTTGGCTGCGCCAGACAGGCTTGTGATCGCGTCGTTCAGGGCTTGGATGGCGACCAGGTTGATCTTGCGGATGATGGTGTTGGCGAGCTGCACCGTCTTGCGGTTCAGGTCGCGCAAGTTGTTGCGGTCCCGAGCCTCGTAGGTGTACTCGAACTGGCCACCCCACTTGCGTGGACTCGCCATGCCGACCTGTTGACGCTGGAACGTGACAAGCGGGAAGGCTGACCCGGGGGCGACTTCCTGGACGTCACGCGTTGCGTAGAAGGCGTTGAGGGTCTGCGCTTCGTAGATCACTGCGCCGCCGCTCATGCCGCCCTGGTTGTCGAAGATCAGGTCGAGCAGGAACCGCTCACGGTTGATCGTGAAGTAGTCGGTCAGGTACCGGTTGATCCTCGTCGGGTCATTGACCAGGATGTCGGCAGTGATCTGGGTCCCGTTAGTTACGGTCGCCGGATCGAGCGGATAAGTGGTGGTTGCTGTTGCCAACGAATTCCCCTAGATGATCTCGATGTAGACGGTTGCGGTATCGGCTGCGGTTGTCGTGGCCTTGCCGCGTGCGATGCCTGATGCGAGGACGCGCGGCTTGCCACCTGTACCGACTTCGACACGCTGGCCCGCCGTGATGGCGCCATTGGCGATCATCGGAACGACGTTTCCCGGCCGAAGTACAGGGATCAGGGCGCCGGTGGTCGCGTCTGTAGCGGCAACGCCGAGGGAGTCCCCGGCTGCTGTGGCGGTGACGATCTGGAGGTCGCTGCCGTCAGTTGAAGTGTTCAGACCGGGACCAGAGGTCGGAGTGCCAGCGATGGCAACGAAGGTGCCGGCGACGATTGGAGCGGTGGCACGACCGGAGAGGTCTGGCTGGCCACCACGGAAGAGGGGGACGCATTCGTTCTGCATTACCGGCGGGCTCCTTGTTGCGGGATGAGCGAGTTCTTCCAGCTGTCGGGGTAGCCGCTGTCCTCATCGGCGTTGCCTGCAGCGTCATCGCCACGTCCCACGGCTTGGACCGGGACGGTGTTCTTGGCGAGCGAGTCGATCAGCGCCTTGGTGCCCTGCGGATTCGAGTCCCACAGCGCTTCGTAGTGCTGGCGGGAAGCGGGCGGGAACTTGCCTTCGCTCATCGCGGCAACCAGGTAGTCGTCACGGTCCTTCTTGGCCGCATCCGCCTTCATCTGGTTGAGGTCTCTGATGCCGTTCTGAACGGCGGCCCACTGGGCTTCGTCCACGAGGACGGTGCCCTTGGGAGCGGAGAAGGATGCCTGAGCACCTTCGGTGCCGTCCGACGTCTTGTCGTCGTCGTTGCCGGTCTTGTCGGCTTCGGCTTCCGTGGCCTTGTCAGCCTCGTCGCCGTCGCCATTGGTTGTCTCGGCTTGGTTCGCTACCAACTCTTGAAGGCGAGCAGTGACCTCGTCGTCGGTTGCGTCTTCGTCGAGTCCGATCACTTCAAGTTGAGCTGAATCCACTCGCTTGTTCTCCTGCTGGACTTTCTTGGAACTGTCGCGCAGGTTAGCCCGAGATTTTCCGATCTTGGTGTCAAGCGACGGAGCCGGTGCGTGCTCACGTCCCGCGTAGTTGAAGATCGACAAGTCGAACTTGTTCTGAGCGCCGTTGTTGCTCGACTTCTGCTTCTTGGCGACCGTCGTCGCGAGACCCGCATCCACAGCCTCTTTAGGGCTGTACCACGTCTCGGCTTGCATGGCGTTGCGCCAGTCCTTGGCCTTACCGCCGGCCTGGTCGGCATAGATCTGTGCGACGTTGTTGCAGAGGGCGTCGAGCTTCGTCGCAGTGTCGAGTAGCTCAGATGGATTGCCGATCGCCAATGTCCACGCGTCGTGGATCATCATCTGCGTGGCGGTGTTCATCGTGATGGTGTCGCCCGCCATGGCCACGAGACTCGCCGCCGAAGCAGCCAAGCCATCCACGATCACGTTGACGGCCGCCGGGTGGTCAACGAGAGCGTTGTACATCGCGATCGCTTCCCAGACCTCGCCGCCGGGGGAGTTTATGTGGAGCTCGATGGTCTCGACGCTGTCGCTCAGACTGTCGAGTGCATCGATGAACTCACCCGAGGAGACACCCCACATGCCACCCCATGAGTCGATCGCGTCGTAGAGACGGATTACTGCCAGCGTCGGGTCACCGCTTGGGTCGGCCCCGTCACCAGTCGCCGGGTCTTCGGTGGTCGTGTCCTCGAGCAAGGGCGTTCGTGTGCGCTCACTGGGTGACACGTGTCCAAGGAAGCGGTACGTCGGTGCCGAACGCTGGTTCTGGCTGAGATCGATATGACGGTGGTCGGGCATATGAAGTTGTGCTCCTGCTGGTCCTGCTGGTGAAACCGGGCCTAGTCTGGCGCGCTCACGGCTCGCGTGCTGGTCATTGGACGGAAGGTGCCGACTCGCTGCTGGCGATGGCGACCGGAGTCCCGCGACACTTTCGGCCGCCAAGACAGAGGCGATAGCCCGCGGGATAGTCCCGCTTCGCTTCTTCGACACTCGCGTACTTGGTGCCGTCTACCTCGCCACATGGCTCGCATGTATTAGTGTCTTCCAGCTCCGATGCGTACAGCTCTTTGTTGTCGACAAGGTCGAAGACGGCGAATCGAGCGCCATTCTGTGCATGCATCAGTGCGCCGCCGAACTCGTCGTTCAGATATGAGTCCGTAAGGCTGCGGAGATGAGCGCCAACGTCCTGGGCGATCTCTGTCGACGTCAGACTGCCGCCCGTCTGGCTGAGCGCTCGATCAGCTGCGGCCGTCGAGATGGATCGGGCCATGAGCGTCTCGAGTGCACTGGCGCGGCTCGTCAGGGCAGCGTTGAGATCGGTTAGGTCCGGAGCATTCAGGTCGACGCCCTGGTCCTTGATCTCCTGTGTTGCTCGGTCAGCAGCCTTGGCAGCTAGCGACGTCATCGCAGTGTCGACCACATCGGCCCCGGTGGGCGTCGCTTGGATGCTCGCCAGACCCTCGAGGTCGTCAGCTGCCAGCCCGCCGATGAGCGCCACTAGCTCGTCGATCTGCCCCGGCTTGACCTGAGCGTTCCAGTCGGAGACGAGCTGCGTGAGAGCCGAGTTGAACTCCTCTTTCAGCCCAGCGAAGTCGACCTTCGACTGCTGTTCGACTTCGGATGGGTCCCGCTGCTGAGGCGGGGCGTTTGGGTCGGGTTCCGGTTCGGGAGGAGCCGAGTCGCCTGGATCAGCCTTGGCTGGAAGGTCATGCTCGGCCCGGACGTAGTCCTCGAGCTCACTGTCCGCTGTGATGATGTGTGCGTTCACCATGTTCACCAGGTCCGTCGTTGGGAGTGCGCGGTCGCTCTCGGCGCGGAACTCGAGAATGGGCGCCCCCTCGTCGATCCCGTAGTTGAGGTCGATCAAGTCCTCGATCGCGTACTTCGTCGTGGTCTCGGCGAACTCCTTAGCGACCGACTCCTGGGCGAGGCCGAAGAAATCGACAAAGGTCTCGCCGAGAGCGCGCGAGCCGCTTTGGGTCGAGCCGAGCGGCATGAACATCGCTACGAAGCGACGGGCCATCTGCTCGTCGTGGTACCTGATGCTCGACAGCGTGTCAGGCAGCGTGCCTTGGACACCCTTGAGCTCGATGTCGGTGCCGGGCGGAAGCGCTGCGGCAGAGTTCTCGCCGGCCTTCCACTTTGTGACGATCCGAAGCAGAGTGTCTAGAGCCTTCTGCGTGACGCCTTGCTGGGTTCTGCCGGTTGGGATGCCCATGCCGTTGCGCTCGTGCTTCAGCGCGTCAACCCGGATGAGGCGATCCTTGATGAGCCAGTTCCGGTACACCGCCCTGGTCCAGGGCTTGCCGTACCAGTTGCCGCCCTCCTTGTCGCAGACGTGGGCGACAAGCCGGTCCACAGGGATAACGAGGTTGGTCGCGTTGGCTCCGAAGATCGAAACGTTGCCGAGCACCGTCGGTGTGGGGACGTAGAGAGGGTCTCCGCTGTAGCCGGATGGGTACTGCCGCACGTACATCAGGCCGCCGTCGCGGTCGGCTTGAACCTGGCTGATGCTGCCTGGCAGGCGGGGCGCGAGCTTTCGAACGTGGAGCTTTTGGTCGTCGCCGAGTCGGTAGACCTGCTCGAACATCATGAAGCCGAGCGAGAGCTTCAGCATCGAGTGGCGTAGGTAATCACTGAAGTTGAACTTGTCGCGCTGGCGGCCGGTCGGCTCGTCCGGATCGGCGCCCTCGATCGGGATGCCGAAGTCACCGGCGACGTGAGCGACGACCTCGTCTCGCGCACCGTTGGGCTTGATGTACCAGCGGTAGCCAAGGATCGGCAGGATGAACGAAAGCAGCAACGCCGCGATCTGCTCGTCGTTGCGCATCCGGTTGTAGACCTGGATCGACCGCGGCCATGCGAGCTCGGCCACGTCCTCCGTTGAGTCGTAGAAGGCCGACCACGGCGCGATGCCGGCGTTGGGCGTGCCGATCTCTACCGTCGGATCGAAGTCTGGGTCGGGAGGCGGTGGAGCTGCCATGCGCTGCGCAGCTTAGGTCGCTCGACGCTCACTTCCGTGGCGCACGCGGCCATGATCGCGTATTCTCTAAACCAAGTCCGCCGGCCATCGTGCCGGGCAAGGGCCCGCTCGACGCTCTGTCGAGCAATATGAGGGACAAATATCGCAAGACCCTTATCGATCAACCCTCAACTGCATACGAGATACCGAAGGCCGAAGCGCTCGGACGCCTAGGCCACCGTCATCAACGAAATCACGATCATTAACTCGTATGCGACCGAGGCAGCAGGACCAGCAGTAGCACGACTTATACCCAGCCATCTGTCACACCGGAATCCGAGCCCGGTGGGACGCGTGACTAGGAGTCGTCGTGGTCTACTACCTCATCATCGCCTCGCTGGCCTCACTCGCTTCGCCTATCCTGCGCGGCGTCGTCTGGGTGGTTAGAGAGCGGCGATTGCGAGACCGCGACAAGAGCGAAATTCAGTTGGTCAGGCGCGCTTTCGACAAGACGCAGGACCCTGAGGTGCTGAAGACCTTGGTCGAGCTCCGTCGCGCTGAACGTCCGGTGTCGCCGCTCAGCGCAGGTCGGGCATCGCCCGATGACTCCGCCGGCCGGTCGGATCAATCGCCGTGATCAGCCGCCGACAGGCGCCGGGATGAACTCGATGTACTTGCTGCCCGCGTGAGGGCAACCCTCGGCGTGCTCGGCTCGAGGCGTCATGCGCCCGCTGGCCGGGTCGGAACCATCATCGGCCCAGTGGCATGCGGGAATGCAGGTAACCCACTCGCTCCGGTCGGGCTCGACGTATGCCTCGTTGTGAGCGGCAAGCTGCTCCTCAGCAGATGGCAGTTCGACGTCGACGGCATCTTCGTCGACGGGTCCGAGATGGAGCCTTGCTGAGTCGTGGGAGCCGCCCGTACTGGTCATCGGTCGCGACGCTAGTTCGACTTGATCACGATGACCAAGTCCGGTTACCAGGCCCGATCGAGCAGATCGCCGGTGATCGTGCCGCCGGTGTGCTCCTCGACGTCGATGGCAAGGCTGCCGCCCTCGACCAGGGTCATCATCAACGTGTCGCCGCGGTCGGGTGATCCGACGCCTCGCTTGCGCATGTCGTCCTTGGACTCAATCTTGCGGCGGTTACGGCTGTCGACGGTCCACTTGATCGATCCCAGCTGACCGGCCAGTGCGTCGTCGTGAGGATCGATGTCGATCTCGCCGCGTTCGAACATCTCGCGCACCGCCCACCACAGCTCGGCTCGGCGGTTCACGTATCGCTCGGGGTCGTATGCCTTCTCGCCGCCGTTGAACCCGACCGCATCGATGTCGAGCTCGTGCAGTCGGTCGAGCACGCCGGCGCCGAGGCCCACCTCGTCGATCACGAGTTCGGCGTACTCCTGGATGTCGCGCTCGGCGTTGACCTCCTCGCGAACTCGCACGATGTGGCCGGTCGTCTCCATCGTGTCGGCCTTGCCGTGCTCGTGGATGACCCGGAACCAACCGCCCTCACGCCGGCCGATGACGGACTTGTCGGCGCCGAAGCGAGCGATGTCCGCAGCCAAGCGGGGGCGATGCGACCGAGGGAGGTCCCGCAGCTGCGCTGCCTCGATCCAGCCAGGGTGGATGAGCGTGTCGTCGCTGACCTTCGGGAACTGACCGAGCACACGAGCGATGTACAGCGGGGTGCCCTCGCCGTAGTCGATCTTGGCCTGCTTGATGTAGGAGACATCGGACAGCTTCGCCGCCATGTCCTCCGAGACGGCCTCGCCGGTGAGGTTGGGGGAGTCGAGCACGCTGATCTTGAATCGCTTCCATCCCGACCCGGGCTTACACAGCTTGGCGAAGTGCGACGACGGATCGGTTGGGTTGCCGATGGCCAGTTGCCGGGCGTTCGCGTTGGAGGCCAGCGATGACATCTGGTCCCAGATCGTGAACGGGATGCCGGATGCCTCGTCGCCGATGACCAGCAAGTACTTCGCATGGTGACCTTGGAGGGCGGATGAGCGGTGATCAGCAGGCTTGCGGCCGAATGCCACCAACGTCGAGCCGATGTGCCACTTGGCGTCGAGCGTGATCTTGCCGGGAAGACCCGCCTTCTCGTGCATGATCATGAGCTCTCGCCAGAGCACCGTCTTGACCTGCTCGTCGGTTGGTGCGGTCGTTATGACCAGGGCTTCACCCACTGGCCGGGTCATGACCCACCACAGCACCAAGATCGCAGCGAGGAACGTCTTGCCGACGCCGTGGCC